TGCAACGCCATTCGCTTATCCAGAATTTTTCAAGTATAACAGTTCTGCTGTTGTTTCTCCGTCCAAGTCTAATAATAGCTATTATACATATACGACAATTTCTGATGTCACAAAAAAGTATCCTGTTCTTCCGGCATTTACTCTTCCTGCCACATTGGAAGTTGATGTTAATGGAAACGTTCTTTCTTAACAAGGAGGCTTTATGGCAATATGGATTACAGACCGCACGCAGTCAGACGTTGACCGTGTGAACGAATTGCACAATAAAGCCAACGTTGGCACATGGACAGAAGAAGAACAGGCTGAATGGGCAGCTGGCATGAAGGGTGCTCTTAGCTACACGGATTACAACCGCATTGAAAGTGGTGTGTCCGAGCTTGCCGCTACACTTGGCGCGTCTGTTTCTATCAAAACGAACTGGACGGTGGAAGGATACATGACCACAAGCGACGCAAATCGCTGGCTATCGAACGTATCCAACATTCGGGCCAAGTGCAGCGGCCCCGGTGGTCTGCCAAGCACTCCAACCAGCATGGATAAGTTGGCATACAAGACCATGAATGAAATCGAAGAAATTCTGGCCAAGATAGAGCGAATCGCAAACGACCATTTGCTCTACTGTGGCGAGCCAATTTGTGGAGGTGAACCATACTATGCAGTTTATTGACCGAAAAGCAAAATACCCGGGCCGTTGGACTATGAAAAAGTCAGACGGCACATCGGAAGTTGTCACGTTGGTTCGCAATGATGAACCTGAGGTTGAAGGCACTCCGATGAACGCGGAGACGCTGAATACTTTAAGTGACGTTGCGGGCGCGGATGTTGCGCGTATACAGGCGGAAGCTGCCGCAAAGAAGTCGGAGGAAGACCGTAAGAAAGCGGAAGCTGCCGCAGGAAACGCCGTCAACGACGCAACAAAGCTTATCAAAGGCTACACAGACAGCGCTCTCGCCAGCAAAAAAGCTGCCGAGAAAAGTCGGATTGATGCCAACACATCCCGCGAACAAGCTCAAAAAGCGCAGAAAGCTGCAGAGGACGCCGCAGAACTGGCTGGCTCAAGAGCTGGAACAGATAAGACCTTAAGTAAAGAAAACGCTCCAGCAGATGCAAAGGCTGTTGGGGACGCGCTAGACATCAATAAGCTTATTGAAGCCTTAGATGTAGAAAACAATATCCCTAAAGATTCAGATTACTTTGTTGGACAGCATGTTAATGGCGAAAACGAGTCTGCTGTGAGTTATCGCCGCAAGCCACTGAGCGCTCTCTGGAACTGGATTAAAGCGAAACTTGGAAGCGCTGCGTTCAAAGCAACTCGGACGCTGACGAGTGTAGGACCAAGTGGCTGGAAAGATGCTGCAACCGACCAGAAGTATGTGCCGGATATGGCTTTTATGGCCTATTGGAATGGCGCATACAGCGGAACTTCGTCGAATCTGGCGTACTGTAACCAAGGGGCATTTGGAAGTATGATCAAAGTGGCGGCACGAAAGAATCACAATACAAGTGATACGTGGATTCCAGTCTGGTCAGGCGACAATTTGGACTACATCCTGAAAAGCGAGTTGAACGTGAAGTACGCTAATGGCGCAGGCAACGCGAACGGTTTCACCTTTGGTGCACAATCAAGCGACCCCGGTGTAAACTCTAGCTTGACGACCAATAAAGTTCTGTTTGTCTACGAATAAGTTCAAAATGGAGGATGACATGGACGAGAAGACGATCGCGCCGGGCTACGAAGTGCCCGTATTGGACGAAGAGAAGAACGACAACTATGCTGCGGTGGAAGCGGCGGTGAACGAGCACAACGAGACCGCACAGCCGGGCGAGACGTACTGGGGCATCTCCCTCGAAAACGAGAAGTACACCGTATACGAGTACGGCGAAGTGCCCACCCCGCCCAGCGAAACCGAGCAGATGGAAACGCTGCGGGCAAAGAAGCTGGAGGAAGCTTCCGACGCCTGCGAAGCGGCCATCACGGCGGGCATCGACGTACAGTTCGGGGACGGGACTCAGGAGCATTTCTCGCTGGAAGTGCCCGACCAATCCAACATCGACGGTGTGTTCAACGCGGTGATGCTGGGGGCCACGGCCTACCCCTACCACGCAGACGGAAAGCAGTGCAAGCTGTACTCCGCCGCTGACATCGTGACGCTGTACACGGCAAAGCAGACCACCATCACCAAGCAGACCACCTACAACAATTCCCTGCGGCAGTGGATCAGCCGGGAGACGAGCCTTGAGGTGCTGAAGGGCATCTCCTATGGCGTTGAGCTGCCGGAGGATCTGAAAGCCGAGGTGGCGGACATCCTGCAGAAGGCAAAAGAGCAGGTGGAGGCCATTGCGAAGAAGCTGGGTGAGCGATGAAACGGGAATTTGCGAAACTATCCATCTTAGCGGTGCTGGGCGGGATGCTCTACATGGGTGTGGAGCTGCTCTGGCGGGGGCGCACCCACTGGACCATGGGCATCGTGGGCGGGGTGTGCTTCGTGCTCATCGGGGGCTTAAACAACTACCTGCCCTGGGAAATGCCCATCTGGAAGCAGGCGCTCTGCGGCAGCGCCCTGGTGACAGCTGTGGAGCTGGTGGCGGGGATCATCCTGAATTTATATCTGGGCCTCGGCATCTGGGACTACTCGGGCCTGCCCTGCAATCTGCTGGGACAGATCTGCCTGCCGTTCAGTCTGCTGTGGGCGGCGCTGAGCGTTCTCTGCATCTTTGTGGATGACGCGCTGCGGTGGAGGCTGTTCCACGAGGAAAAGCCGAGGTATCGGTGGTAAGGAGAAATCAAAATGGGGAAGAATTTACTTGTGGGCATCGGCGGCAGAGCCCGGCACTCCAAGGCCCTGTATGTCGGCGTGGGCGAAAAGGCACGGAAAGTTAAGAAAGTGTACGTCGGCGTCGGCGGGAAGGCAAGGCTGGTGTACCAGAGCTATATCCCAGTGACGGGGATAACATACTCTCACTTGAATGACTCTAATTACAATGACCTTTGGATTTATTTCAAACTGACTCCGACGAATGCTACAAATTTAACTGTAACATTCACCAAGGACAGCAACCAAATAAGATTTACGTCATCAACAACTATGGTTGCCGACAGTAATGGGTATGTTTATATACGAGCCACTGCTGGTGGATCATTTAACACCTCCGTATGGATAACTGTTACTGCTACTGCAGCAGATGGTAAGAGCGACTACATAAAAGTAAAGTTGACGAATAAAGAATGGGAAACGACATACTAACCGTACCGCCTTTAGTATTCCGCAAACACCATATAATTCTGATTGTGGTTTTCTCTGGAGCTTGCATTGAACCGTCCATTGGGCGGGAGATTTCAAAATGGAGCGCAAAGAAAAAGCAGACAGCCGGAATGAACTACCTGCGAACCATTATTTATCCCGATAGTAGGAGCCGCACTGAACGATTTGTGAAATTTCAAAATGGAGGTGAAAACCATGGGAATCGAAAGTTATTCCCTCGCTAGAATACAATATTCTAATAAACAATAAGGAGGCACGATATGAAAGCACTCTTTGATTTTATCTCCAAGCTTCTTGCAGCCCTCTCCCGCGCTGCCGGAGACAAGGCAGAGGAGCCGGACGCCCCCACTCCTGAAAAAGTGTCCACTGTGGACACCCAGAGCGCCGCTCCCCACGGCTGGGGCGGGCCTCTTCCCTACCGCTACATCGACGTGAGCCGGTATCAGGGCACGATTGACTGGGCACAGGTAGCCGCTGCGGGCTACAAGGGAGCGATGCTCAAGACGGTGAGCACCAACCGCAAGCTCTCCAAGCGGTCGGACGGCCTGTACATCGACCCCACCTTTGAGCGCAACTACCGCGGTGCCCGGGCCGCTGGGCTGGACGTGGGCGTCTACTACTACACCTACGCCACCAGCGAGGCTATGGCGGATGCAGAGCTGGCCCTTGTGCGGGAAGCGGTTCGTGGAAAAGAGCTCACCATGCCCGTGTGCGTGGACGTGGAAGAAAACAAGCTCAAGCCCCTCTCTACCCTTGACCTCACCAACGTGGTGGCCTATGCGCTGGAAAAGGTGGAAGCCATGGGCTTTTACGCCCAGCTGTACACCTACACGGGTTACAGCTATGAGTTGGACATGCAGCGCCTGGCAGGCCGCTGGGACGTCTGGCTGGCCGACTACACGGGCAAGACGCCCAAGGTGGATTACATCTACCACGCCCACCAGCACACCAGCAAAGGCTCTGTGCCGGGCATCACGGGCAATGTGGACCTCAACGTTACCACCCGCAACTACCCGAAGATCATCAAGACAAAGGGCCTGACGCGGCTCAGGGAGGGCACATGACTGAAAAAGAGACTTTGATTTGGATTGTGAGCATCTTGGGCAGTGCGTGCGCGGCAGCGATTACGCTGGACAAGGTGCTGGACATCATCCACAAGTACATCAAAAAGGCACAGGCTCCCGACGATGCACAGGACAAGCGGCTGGATGAGCTGGACAGGCGCGTGGGAGTCATCGAACAGGGGCAGCTCCAGCACAGTGCCGCTCTTGCCAGAGACCTGAAGCGCTTTGACGAAATCGACCGGGTGAGCCGCCTGACGCTGGACGGCGTGCGCAATCTTCTTGACGCCCAGTTGAACGGCGATAATAAAGCCGGTATGGAAAAATCAAAAGCTGACATTGACAAGTATCTTTTAGAGGGAGTGACGACATGGAAGCAGTAAGCAATTTTCTGAGCGCCGTCCCTGGCCCGGTGGCCCTTGCTCTGATGCTGGGCGGCTTTATCTTCTACGCCCTTGGCTGCATCCGGCTGGGGTATGGTGCGGCAGTCAAGCCCACCGTGCTCCAGCTCATCGAGCAGGCAGAAAAGGACATCCAGGGCACCAAGAAAGGCGCGGAGCGCAAAGCCTGGGTGGCTCAGATGCTCCGCGCGGCCCTGGCCACAAGCAAGTACGGGCGTTTTATCTCGTGGGCCATCACCGATGAGACCATCGGAGTGACGATTCAGTTTTTCTTTGACCGCATGAAAGCTGCACTGGAAAAGCAGTAAGGAGGATATCATGGCAAGCACTACATACCGCCATCTCGGTGACGTCATCGAGATGTACGCCGTACAAAGACGTTTTCGTGACTTTACGAAAACATTCTGCGATTTTGTTAAGGTTAACAAAATCGACCATCTCGGTAACGCCCCCGTAATGGTGCGCAACGCGGGACAGTTGCCGCAGCCTTTCTGGCTCGGTGCTGCCTGTGGCGGCGGCTCGTGTGGTGCTGCCCGCTGCGCTGCAAGGACTTGACCGGCAGCAGATGACCGCCGCCATCAAAAGCGCACCGCTTGGGAGGGTAGACCGTAAGATAGCCTTACTGCGATACGTTGAGCGGCTCCCGCTGCCAGACATTGCAACGCAAACACATTACAGCCGGACGGCAATAGGCTACCGGCTGAAAGGCATTGAAAAAATGCTGAATGTGTGATATAATATAACACGAGTTAAGTGTCTTTAGAATTATATCCTTATTACTGGAGACTAGTTCTATATGACGCAGTCTGCAGCGTAATCTTGATGGGTTCCAGCCATCACGGTTACGCTGTTTTCTTTTTGCGCGGATTATAGTATAATAATCTTAATTGGGTGCGATTTCTTACGAAACGCGTTGAAGCGGCAGGCTTTCGGGTCTGCCGCTTTTCTTTTTGCACGATTTGTGGTATAATAATTTCAACAAATCCACCCGGCCTCTCGAAGAAGCGCATTAGGGCGGATATCTGAACCCGTTAAGCCTCTCAACGATGCGTATCATGGCGGGTCTTTTTCGTTGATACAGTCTCCCACCCGCCTACTTATAGTGCGTACCATGCGGGAGACGCAATTTTGCCATTTCGGTGGCAGGGCGATTACTCGCTCACTTATAATCCATCAGCTTTAGGCTGGTGGATTTTGTTTTATTCGCACTATTTTTGTCGAAAGCATTGCCATATATTGGACGATGTGATATTTTAGCATTGCACTCCAATGTGTGCATCCTTACAGTTAAGCGCTCATGCGGATTTTTCCGTGTGGGCGCTTTTCTTTTTGCTTAAGATAATCAAGCTTTAAGCAAGGTTTAACCAAGATTTTTTGTCCTTCGTTTGACGTTCGTTGTCTTTCGGCTTTTGCTGATGCAGTACACTGGGAGCATCAGGAGGGATGTATTATGAGCTATTATCCTACACCCGGAGCACCTTACGTTCCGCAGCAGCCTGTCAATCCTTACGGCGGCATGGGCACGGTAGGGCTTGTCACTCCCCTACCGAACACGCAGATGCAACAGACACAACCGCAGCGTCCGCAGCCGATGAATGGGCAACAGCCTGTTCAGCAGTCGGCACAGGACGGCGGTTGTCTACTTGGCAGACCTGTTTCCAGCAGAGAGGAGTTCCTGGCGATTCCATCTGATCTGTACGGAAGATGGACGTATTGCCCGGATTTGCGTAGTGGGGTCATCTACTGCAAACGTCTGAATCCAAACACTTGTGAATCTGACGTGTTAGAGTTTTACAGCCCGGAAACATGGCGGCAAATGCAAGCACAACAGGCACAGCAAACCGCTGCACCGACACAGCAGTATGTGCCTATTGAGCAGTACAACACCCTTGTACACCGGCTGGATGAGCTGGAAAAGTGGCAGAAGAGCTTCTCTAAGCCAACTGCCACAGCAAAGAAAGGAGAATAAGCGATGTCCTCTCCGTTTGATATGATTACTCACAGCCCTATCATGCAGCTTGCAAATCTGGCTCGTGCCGGGCAGAACCCGATGGGGCTTATCCAGCAGCTGGGTGGGCAGAGTGCCCCCATCATGCAGGGCTTGAACCTGATTCAGGGCAAAAATGAAACACAGCTCCGAACGATGGCGCAGAACCTCGCCAAAGAGCGTGGCATCGACCTGAACCAGCTGGCAAGCGTTTTAAATCTGACGCTGCCCCGATAACGTATCCCTCTAAGCGAAACTCAAACGCTTCTCAGTTTTGCGGACTTGACAAAAACCGCACTTGTTTGGCTTCGCCCATCGCATACGGCGGTGGGATGGCATAACGCAAAACTGAAAGGAGTTTTGTTATGGACGATTTTGCAACTGGCTATCTGGCTGGGCAGGACGGCGGCAATAACAACGGCGGATTCTTTGGCAACGAAGGTCTGTGGGCGGTCATCATCCTCGCTATCATCTTCGGCTGGGGCACAAACGGCTATGGCCGGAACGGCGGCGACAACGGCATGAACGCCTACATCCCCTATCTGGTCGGCACTGGCGCAACCGGGCAGGGCGGTGCAGACACCCGCGCGGCTCTGTCTGAGGGCTTCTATCAGCAGGACACCTCCCGTTCTCTGGCGGGCATCCAGAGCGGTATCTGCTCTCTGGGCTATGACCAGCTGGCACAGATGAACGGCGTCAACACCAACATCGCGAACGGCTTTGCTGGCGTGAACAGTGCCATCTGTCAGCTTGGCTACCAGAACGCACAGCTCGTGAACGGTCTGGAACGCAGCGTGTCCAACGGCGACAACGCCATCAGCCTTGCCATCATGCAGGAGGGCAACGCACGGCAGGCAGGTCAGACCGCTCTTGCCACGCAGCTGGCATCTTGCTGCTGCGAGAACAAGCAGCTAATCGGCGACCTGAAGTACACCATCGCAACGGAGGACTGCGCTACCCGTCAGGCTATCGCAGACAACGCCCGCGCCATCGTGGACAACTGCAACGCCAACTTCCGCAGCATGATGGACTACTTCACGCAGGACAAGATTGCCACTCTGACCGCTGAGAACCAGAACTTGAAGTTCGCGGCTTCTCAGGATCGTCAGAATGCGCTTCTGACCACCGTGATGTCCCAGCAGACTGATACCATCCTGAACCGGGTCAATCCTCGTCCGATTCCCGCTTATCAGGTGGCAAACCCCAACGTTGGCGTAAACTGCTGCGGCTGCTGCTAACCCAAACACTCCCCGATAACACCGGGTGAACCATCGGGGCAGGGGTAAGACACCTCTGCCCCTGATTTTTTAGGAGGAAAACATTATGGCTTGCAAAACAAGCTGCAAACTCTGCCCACATCTGGTGCTGAGCCAGTCTGTCACGTTCGCCAACGATACGCTGACTATCAACATCCCTGCTGGTGCATACCAGAACGGAGAGAAGTATTGTCTGGTCATTGCTCAGGCTTTGCCAGACACGACCACCATCAACGCCCCTGTGGTCATTACCATCGGCGCAGGAACGACCGCATACCCTCTGACCGACTGCAACTGCGCTCAGGCAACCGCCGAGAGCATCCACACTCGCACCCGCTACGCTACTCGTGTGGCAACGTCTGCGACCGGCACAGGCACATTTAAGTATCTTGGCTGCTTCTGCCGCTCCCACGCTGGTGCGCCTGCGTCCATTTCCTAAGGAGGTATAGATTATGGGCAAGAACAATTTTCGCCGCATGATGATGCTCCGTGACCACGACAAAAACCGTGAGCCGGAACGTGACCGCCTTGAGGAAGAACGTGACCGCAGGGAGCGTGAGCTGGAACGCCGTCTGCGTAAGCTGGAAGGCGGAAACGACCGCTATCCCTACTATCCGCAGGAGGAAAACCGATACATCGACCCCTACCCTATCCCCCGCTACCCTGACGTAGAGAATGGGCGCAGAATGCCGCAAATCGGCTTCTCGCAGAACGGCGACTGGGACAAGCGGTCTGGACAGTACGAACGTGGCGGTGCTGATAGCCGTTCCATCAAAATGCCACGCCAGCACCTCACCCACGATGAAGCGGAGGAATGGTGCGACAGTATGGTGAATGCTGACGGCACAAAGGGCTGTCACTGGACGCTGGAACAGACACAGGACGTTGCGAAACAGCGCAATATCAACTGTGACCCGAACGATTTCTGGGCTGTCATGAACATGATGTACTCGGATTATTGTCAGGTCGCAAAGCGCCAGTCCGTTGACACTCCGGGCTTCTACGCTGACATGGCAAAGGCGTTCCTTGAGGACGCAGATGCCGCAGATGGCAAGGCGTATCTCTACTGGGATTGCATTGCTGATAAGTAAAACAGAACCCCTGTGTAGTTTTTAGCGGCTACACAGGGGTTCTTCTATTTTAACTTCAGAACTTAGTTTTTATCGTTTTGCTTAATTTCTTCTTCAACCGCAATGTACGGAATGTTCTCCAAAGATGCTCTAAGCAACGCAATCACAACTCTGCCAGATTTTCCGTCTGCCAGTTTTGATACATCTTTTAGCTTTTTTAAGACATCTTCTCGCTTCACATACTTACCCATTATTATTCTCCTTAGAACTCATCTTTTATCATTTTCCATTTTTGCGCCACAATAATTGCAAAATGCTGTATCTTTGAAAGCATACGGATCCCAGTCGCTTCCGTATGTAAGCAATACAATACTTGGATATTTACAGTTTCCACACACCCACGAATTTCCATCCCATTTCCAACTAGCTACCAGTTTCTTTTCTTTTGCAATTTCAACAGCTGGAAGCTCTCTGATTTCGCTCCATGCAGCCACATAATCGCCATGAGTTCGTTTTACGATATTCATAGCATCTGTCTTTTTGATATATTCGCTCTCAATCATAATAACAATCTCTCCTAAATCTTAACTTTTATTGTTATTTTGAATAATGCAATAAAGCGTCTTTTGTATAGTACAATTCCATATCTGCCTTGTACATATCAAGTTGTCTTTTGCTATCCACAAGCGTGTTAAAGTTAAATCCCGCTATAAAAGATACGGCGATGGACAAAATCAAGTGCGCTGCAACCAATTTACCAGCAAAGATAAATGGAATCTGAACTGCTACAGCAAAGACATCGAACAAAAGAACGCAAACTCCGTATTTAATCATTTTCTGTAAACGGCTAATGCTTTCTTCGTAAAATTCCTTCGACCTCATCATACGTTAATCCTCCAAGAAGTCCTCTTGATTCAGAACTTGATTTACAATTCGTTCTGTACATTCTTTGATAACCGTAGATGCGGGGACGTGATCTTCATAAGCTATGTTTTCATATTGCGCTCCTGCATATTCAAAGAACCTTTTAGAAAGTATTTCTGCATCCGCACGGCACAACGGCTTTAATTCGTATTGCAACGGAAATCTTCTTGTAAGTGCAGGGTCAAGCCTATCAAATCGGTTTGTCGTTCCAATAATAATGACATTGTTCGGCAATCTATCCATTTCCTGCATAATCGCAATAACAACACGGTTCATTTCTCCAACGTCATCTTTTTGCCCACGAGCCATTCCGACCGCATCTATTTCATCAAAACAAAGAACGCAAGGAGCAGTTCTCACATAATCGAAAATTCTTGCAAGGTTAGATTGTGTTTGCCCTAAGTGTGAATCAACTAGACTTGAAAATTGAATCCTCAAAAACGGAAGTTTCGCTTTATGTGCGATATACCTAGCCAGCATGGTTTTTCCGCATCCGCTTTGCCCATAAAGCATCAATGCTGGCAAATAAGGAATGCCCATCTCGTTCAATTTTTCAGATGCTCGATAAATAGCAACGATTTTCTGCGTTATACTTTTTTCTTCGTTTCTAAGAAGGAATCTTGCTTCTGGAAATTCTTCTGTATCCTCTGCAATCAAAAGATGCTGTAAGTTATATGGCAATTCAATAAATTCTCTTTTGCTTTCCAACTTGCGAAACATATTTTCTTTGAACTGCTCATCTTTTTTGGATGATATAGAATTCAAAATGATTTTAACGGCTTTTTGCGCGTTTCGCATATCGCCATCGCAAACAAATCGAATAAGGCTTCGTTCACTATCATTCATCCAAGAAATCCTCCAACTCAATCTTTCCTTCTGCCGCCGCAGCCGCCAGAGCGTACACGAACTGCCCAATCGTCATTCCGTGTCGCCGTGCTTCACGGTTGATATACTTGCGCTCTTCCTCGCTCATAAGGATGGTAATGCGCTTTGAACGCTTGCCATCGCCACTTGCAACGCCCTGATGCGATTCCGGCATCTGGATTTTTTTCTTTGTCAAGCCAGCTTCGGCTAGTGCACCGGGAACATCGCTCTGTTCGATAAGGCGTTGAACTTCCTTCGCCTGTTTCAGCTTCTTTGGCTTACTTTCGCTTACTACGGCATTGTTCGGCTGTGTTTCGCTGTCTTTGGCTTGCTTCGGCTTAATACTTCTTAACTGTGCTTCATTAGGCTGTGCATGGCTGTCTGTGGATTCACTGGGCTTAATCTGTGCTTGTTCTGCTTCGTTCGGCTTTGCTTGGCTTACTTCTTCTTCCTTTGGCTCACTTCGGCTTAATGTCTGATCCGAAAAAATAGGCTGGAAATCAAACCCGCCAAGCAAGCCTGTGGATTTTTTGCTGGTTGATTTCATTTTTCTATGTCCTCCATCTTTGCTCCGCAATAAGAGCAAAATCTCGTTTCACGGTGGATTTTCGGATAACGCTCAATTTTATAATGACAGTTTGAACATTCGTACCAGTCCCAACGCTTACCGTCTGCATCTACTCGATGATGAACTTCCCACTTTGCCGTTTCTTTCGGCTGAATTTCATCCATCAATTTTACATGGCGAATCACATTTTCTAAAGTATCGCATACACTTGCTGTTTCACTGCGAAATCTTGCTTGGTCAGCTTGGTTCTGCAAATAGTAATTTACGAGTTCTTCAGAATCAATCAGTCGCATTTTTATCTCCCTCCACAATCATCTTCGCCAACTCCTTGAAATCCTCTGCGCCAGTGCATTTTGCCGTATTTCCAATAAACAGACCATGACGCTCTGATTGCGCCTTTCTAATCCCCATTGACGTTCGGATTTTTGTGTCAAGCACTTTGGTTCCCATAAGGTTTGCGGCTTCTGGTAATGCTTCGATTGCTTCTTTTGAAAGGACTTCCCGACCCCCAAACTTATTCAACAGCAATCCTTCGATTTTCAGATTTTGATTAAAGTATCTCCGAACATCATTGATTGTCTGCGAAAGCTGGCTTAAACCAGCCACAGCGTAGCGGTCAGGGGTCATCGGAACAATGACACTATTCGATGCGATCAGCGCATTTACAAGCATCAAACCGAGCTGCGGGGGAGTGTCAAGCACAATATAATCGTACTGCCCGGACACGCTTTCAAGGGCTTCTCGCATCCGAAAGTTCTTGCCAATATCCCTTACCATTTGCTCATCAATATCTTTCAAGTCTGGGTCAGATGGAAGAATATCACCAGCTTCACAGTGCTGGATTCCTTCTTCAACCGTGCCTTGCCGGGTCATTACATCAAACAGGGTGCATACGTCCTCTGTCTGTGCGCCGTAGGTGTCCGTTGCGTTGCACTGGGCATCGCAGTCCACCAGCAGAACTTTTTTGCCAAGCAACTGTAATGCACCAGCCAGACAGGTGCTTGTGGTGGTCTTTCCTGTGCCGCCTTTCTGGTTGGCGACAGCTATGATTTTTGCCATTTTATCACTCTTTCTTTATTCTTTCACTGGTTCTGGCATCGGCATCCAATGGGTGAATTTCTGATATTTTGTCCTCCACCAACATTTCCCATTCCATTGAGCCGTAATCGTATGCGTTCCACAGAAATAAGGCCCATTAGAAACGCAAGACACAAGATACGTTCCCGGTTCTTCTGGTAGCCTGTCTTTCACACTAATCCATTCCATTCTTTCTCCTTTCTGCATCATCTGCTCAATGTGCTGCATCTGATTACTTTTGCATTGCGTCAATCTCATAGAAAGCCGGAAGATACTCTTCAATCGCGCCGTCCTTCTTCAAACTGCCAATCAGATACCGCTTCGGATGGTCAGGCCAAGGGTCACGATTGATTGAAAGAATATCTGCACACGCAGCCTTTACAATGTCATAGACTGCATCTCTCCGCTTTGGTAGCTTGATAGATGGATGCTCTTCCATCATCTTTACCTCAACTACCTTTGCGACCTCGATACACTCTTGAACCGACAGCACATCGCACACAGACCAGTCGTACCCTTCATATCCGCTTGTGCGGGGCTTTCTGGCGGCTTTTTTACTGTTCGGCTTAGAATTATCCGCTTCGCAATCAACTTCACTAGAATCAGCATCTATGACGGGCTGCTTCGATTTGTACCCGAATCGAAACTCAACTGCTACTACCTTTCGCCCTGTGCAAATCTTCTCAAAGTCAACAATGATGTCTGAAACATTACAGATCTCTTCTACTGCTGGCTCAAGAACTCTGCGCCGCAAAGCCCGGAAGTCATCATAGCTTGCGTCATTTGCTCCCAAGTGGTCACGCAGCTGCTTCAGCCCAATCTTGTTCGATGTCAAAGAACGATTCATCCAATCTCGAATCATGCTGTACATCAGAATAGATGCTTGCTGCTTCATCCCAATCGTATAGCGCAGACGGTATTTGACGTAGCCGCTTCTTGCAATGTCGAAAAACACAGGCCGCAAGTCAGGATTACAGTTGATTGAAACGTCATAGGACAAGGATTCTCGATTGAACTTGACCTCTGCCTTTGTGAACAGCGGATACATCACATATTCTGTTCCATCTGCATTCAGTGGTACTGAAACCACGTTGCCCAAAAAGTGCTTAACCTGCGACTTCAAGTTCTTTGAATTGAGCTTCAAATCCAGCAGTTTGCAATATTCAGCCAGAGTAAACGACACGTTGGAGCTTTCGGGGTCTCTCGGATTGATACGGCTCAGATAGACCTCAAGCAGCCGAAGCTCGCCTGCTGTGTAGTCCGTAAACTTCGCCCAAACCAATGCCTTGCTCTTTTCGACAAGGTTGTTTCCTGTCAATTCTGGCATTGCATCACCTCATTTCTTCTACCCTATTATACCACTGTATCGTGTACACGTCAACGATTCTGTACACAATTATTTTTCAACAATCGACTTCCACATTCTGTACACAATGCTCCACTTTTTGTACACGATACCCTCCACTTCTTGTACACGTTCCTCCACTTTATGTACACAATGCTCCACTTTTTGTACACGTTCTTACTATATATATAAACAAGAGATAAACAAGAGATAAATAATCATCATCAAATAGTGACGACGATACATTCTCAACAATTTCTTCTCTTCAACGGGCAGATTGTGGAAAACGACAGCTTCTTTTGCTGAATAAGAAACGCCCATCAAGCCCTATAATCTACCTGACGGTTCTATCGTGTACAGAAAATGGAGTGCAATCACACCAATAGGGGACGAATTGACAAGTCATGCTTTGATGAACTGAAATTTCACGAGAGTTCGTTAATTACATCCGCAAAAACCCACCATTTACGATTCTATGGGGGACAAAATGACAACCCAAAACCATATTTATAACAGACCTATTGTGTACAAAAAGTGGAGCACGTCCCCCTATATACCGTAAAAACTACGATAATTCGACAATCAGCCAGTTATATTATTAGGATTCACGGTATAAGAATCGTTGGATTTCATGGCGGCTTCCGTTCCAGCGTCCTGCGCCTGATAAAGAATCTCCATCTTTGGGGCGGTTCCGTTCGGGTCTGGGTCTGTTCCGGTAGCCTGCGCTATTTCATAGTTGCCGGACACCATCCGGCAGACAGCAACCCTGTCCTTGAGCGGTGTGTGGAGGTTTGCCAGAATCTCCGTCAACACGCCGATGTGGTCTGAACCGTGATCTCCATACCGGATGTACAGCAAGGCATCTATCTCATAGGAGGAACATTCCATCATAGCATCTATGAGAATCCGCCGTTTCTCCAAATCGGAAAGGTCGTCTTCAAGGTGTTCAAGTAGCCCTGGATGAATGCAAGCGTCCATGTATCGAGCTACCGATACGCCGCAGCAGGTGAACCAGCGCATAGCCATCGGAAGGGAAATGGCTGCCAGACCTTGCTCCCAATTTGCTACCGTGCCACGATTCACGCCCATCCGTGCTGCCAACTTCTGCTGGCTCAAGCCTGAACGCATTCGAGCCATCTCTAATGCTTTGGCTGTTCTTACTAAATATTCATCCATAAATTCTCACCATTTCAACAAAATTCGGCAAAACTGCTGGATTCGACAAGCCAAAAAATGGAAAAAGCTGCTATGGAGAACCAACAGCAGCCTGTGTTATAACTGTACCATCAAAAAAACAATCAAAACAGGAGGTAACAATATGATTATCATTGACGGAATGCCCGCATCTGAACCGAACGAAAACAAAACGCCGAAACCGTGGGAGGGTTAGTGTATGAACCAGATTGACACCATGCTCATTCCCTATGCACGCCAGACCGCTTTAAAACTGGTCTACAACCTTGCAAACAACGATGCTGACAAGTCTGCTTATGAAGAAGCAAAAAACGTTCTGGAACGCGCCGTAGCCGCCTTAGACGATGGGCGAGACCCGGCAGATAGCATCGAACGCATTGACGGTCAACTTGTGGAACTTTGAGAGGAGAAAAAGATGGACTTTACGAATGGATTCTATAAAGTCGAGAACCCTGTCGTTCTTGAAGAAGTGAAAACTTTCCTCCAGTTAATGGAACGGCGTGGAGCAACCGTAAAAGACTTGGACGATGCCATTGTGCAGCTAAACAATGTTTCGCACAGCATCAGCACAAACGCGCTTGTCAAAGCAGATGTTCTGGACAAGCTGCCTGAAAACCCCTTTCGTTCCATGCTCAACGGAATGTTACAAAGCAAAGGGTAACTTAAACTTAATGTGGCTCTTAATCATTGTCATTGCAATTTTTGGCTTCCCTGATGTGAAGTAATGGATGCGAAGAAAACGTTCGATTTTTACGAAGTTGTTAAAAATACATTGACTTGACAACTAAAAGATGTATAATCGTATCAAATGAACATCTGCACTTACCGATCGGGAGGATATGCCACAATGAGTGAACAAGAAAGAGCCAAGATTGACCGATTTATTGCATGGCTGCTGGAACACCCTGAAAAGATTCCAGCAGCGGAACAAGCATTAGACCTAGAGTAATAGAAAATCCCTTGCGCAGAGCTATAACAGCCCGGCACAAGGGGTTTTTATTTTACCGGGTCAGAACCACTTCTTTTTTCGGCTTCTACGGTAACGATATTTTCTGCTATTGCCATATAGCACGCGGTCATTGCCTTTTAACAATGCCTGCATGAACCAGAAGCAAAAGGCACAGCCACACAACAGGTAATACACAAGCTTACCTCACATCTTTTCGATCAGGTTCATCAACGCCTCACGCTGTTCCTTCGGCATAGATTCAAGTTTTCTTCTAATCCGCTCCACTGCTGCATCGACTTCACTTTGCGGCTGCTGGGGCAGGTTTTCTTTTTGGTTGCCAGTAAGAAGATAGTCAACCGACACGTTGAAATACTGTGCCAGCTTAACGGCATTTTGATTGGTCGGCTTTGCGTCGTTCCCTGAACTTGCTTCGGTTCTCCAATAACTATAAGCAGATTTTGGAACGCCAGCTTCAGTCAAAGCGCGAGACGGCTTTACTCCCTTTTGCTCACATAGCCTTACGAAATTGTCAAAAAACACAAAACATACCTCCAGCGTTTGTACAAGATGACGAAGTTCTACCACTTGAACAAAAACACTTGAAAAGTTCTACTACTTGTGCTTTAATAAGGTTACCGGGTTCAATCGGTAGAACAAATTAAAGACTTTGAACAAATAGAAGAACGCTCGATAATGTTTTTGCTTGACACCATAATATTATCATATTCTTTCAAAAAGTTCAAGTACTAGAACAAGAAAGGAGAAAAAATTTGCTTCCTAAGTGGACAGGCGATGTTGTAGGGACGCTTCACGTTAACAACATTGAAATCAGAGAGCTTGCTGCAAAAATGGGATGCGCACCGGAATACTTGGGGAAAATCCTGAACGGTAAGCGCGAACCTAAAAATGCGGAAGCTAAGGTGAAAGAAGCTCTGGAAGAGCTGTTGAATGAAAGAGAGGGGAAATGAGCGACATTATCTTATCCATGCGAAATGGCAAGCCTGTGGTTTCAAGCCGCCAGATTGCAGAGAACTTCGATAAGAACCACCGTGACGTTCTCAGGGCGGTGGACAATCTAAAAGAAGATGTGCGCAATTTTGCGCAGATGTTTTTTGAAAGCACCGAAGCGGACAGCTACGGCAGGGAACAGAGAACTTATCTCATGAACCGTGACGGCTTCACCCTGTTGGCTATGGGCTTTACCGGAAAGGCTGCTCTTGAGTGGAAGCTCAAGTACATTGCAGCGTTCAACGAGATGGAAAAGAAGCTGACCGAACAGCCGAAGCTTACCCGCTCGCAGCTTCTCGCAACTGCACTGATCGCAGCGCATGAGGAGCTGGAAGAGAAAGACAAGCAGATTGAAACCATGAAGCCGAAAGTCCTGTTTGCTGACGCAGTTTCAGCAAGCAAAAAATCAATTCTTGTTGGTGAGCTTGCAAAGTTACTTTCGCAAAATGGCATTAGCATCGGCCAGAACCGTTTGTTCGACTGGATGCGAAAGAACAGCTACCTCATTAAAGACCCGAAACGAAGCGACTACAACTTGCCTACGCAGCGTAGTATGGAGATGGGGCTGTTTGAAATTAAAGAAACCACGATTCAGCACAGCGACCACGTTTCCATTAACAGAACACCGAAGGTCACTGGAAAAGGACAGGTCTACTTCGTTAACTTGTTTCTCAAGTCTGAAAAGCAAGAACCTACCGTACCGTCTGACTTTGAGCTGGAAGTGAAGATGAAGCTGTTGCAGCGAGGTATGAAGCAAACGGAGCTGATTCAGGCGGTTCAAAGCGATACTGGATTGTTCCTTGATGATTCGTACCTCTACAAGATTCTTCGTGGCGAGCGAAAGCCGGAGAAGATTATCCAGAGCATCTGCAAGATTCTTGAAATTGAGCAGAAGGAGGGCTGAACATGGAGCAGATTATCACTTTGAAAGTAGACCTTGAGAACCCGGATGAAGCTCGGCATACCATTGACGAACTGGTAAAGATGTACGAAGCGGACAAGCTCAAATGGACAGAAGAGGAGATCGCCGAAGCGAAGCATCTGGCGATGAAGATTATGGAACAGTTGTGCTTGGATGGGTATAGCATTGAATGGTGCGGAGTCACGGAAGCGTACTACTACAAGGCGGTTTCCGTTTGGCTTAAAAGCCCGGGCGATGAAAGCTTTAAACGAAATGCAACGTGCTGTATCCTTTCTGCCTATTTTGATACTTGGGTTTCCAAGTGTGTCTGCCTGTGCCGGGCTACTAGCAGGGATGTGCCCGCTTTTATTGTCAAAAAGGTCGGTGAGTGCTGGCGATGAACTTTTACAAAGCGCCAAGTCGCAAGCGGAGGCTAAAGCTGGCGATGGCAGCGGGCGTGTCACGGAACGAAGCCAACAAGGTACTGTGGATGGAAAAGATGCTGAACCAGTGCTTTGAACGGCATAACCGGGAAGCCAAGAAGAAAGCAGGAGAGCGGTGTGGAGATTAAATACTGTGAGCGCTGTGGAGCTCTTCTTGGAATGGTAGCCGCAAATCGAAAATACTGCCTTAACTGCTACAGCATTACAAATTTGGAGCGAGGCAGAGAACGTAACCGAAAACGAACTGAGGACAAGCGCAAAGAAACCGCAAAGCCGGTTCCTTGTGCTTGGTGCGGTAAACCACTTGTGCGGAGAAATGTTTGCCAGAAATATCACGCAGAGTGCTCGAAAGCAGCTTACGCGGCCTCACAAAAAAAGCTGCGCGAGAAGTATCGAAAAAGCGGTAAAAGCGGCCAATACAAGAAGCCGGAGCGGAAAAAGGCAAAGCCGAAGAATAAGGACTATACCATCGAGGAAATCAAAGCAAAGGCAAAGGAGCTTGGCACAACATACGGCAAGGTAGTGCTTGGGCTACAGCTTGGAACGATTGATAGGTGGTAAAGATGAACGGCAAATATTATGGAAAGCGGGAGATTCGATGGCAAAGCCGAGAAGCTGACCGCCTAGAACATATCCAAAGAAAGGACTACAAGAAATGTACAAAAACAAAAGATACAAGCAAAAGCTTGCACGGGATGACCTGTCCCCCAAAGCCTACGAGCTCGTAAATGATATGTATGGCATGGCCATTAGTTCCGGATTGAAGCTGAAAGAAATCCGCATGGTTTGTGTAATGCTGCGTAAGAAAATCGAATACACAGTTGCAGAATGCGCCGTTGGCGGACGGGAGGGCTAAGTATGAAGACGTTGGTTGAACTCATCTTGATTTGGGCCGGGACGTTGGCAATCGTCCTGGCATTCCTCCTTGTGAATATGTGGCTGATGAACGAGATCGGTGTTATGGTTGGCATTGAAGCTGCGAAATACACTATTGCAGCCGCAGCCATCGCCGCATCGGCTTGGGTATTCGGGCACAAGGGTGAGAAAAAATGACGCTCGAAGATGCCATGAAAGAACGCGGCATTCGTGTGAATGAGCTTTGTCGAAAAAGCACAGTGTCGAGGCCGACACTGGATAGCATTCTCGGGAGAAGAAGAGCCAGGCACAAAGAAGGAATCAGAACGGGGACACTTTTGAAGATATGCGATGTTCTGAACGCATACGCAATCGTCGATGGCTCAAACCCGGACTACTTCGATGTCGTGTTGAAAAAGGTGGAAAAATGAAAAGCGCAAAAGGGACGATATTAGTTACAGTTGGGATTTTGTTCTCGATCTGGTCTGTTAGTTGCGGAAACTCAATTGAAAACGCAACAACGCTTGGAGCTGGGCTGTTTTACACTTTTCTCTCGGTTTCGCTTTTGGCTGTAGCACTTGTCATGTGCGCGCTTGGTGTTACTGCGGAAAATGAATATGACGACCGTAAAAGCAAGAAAATCAGCCGTGCAACACATCATACCAACAAATGGAGGAATGCAGAATGAACGAAATGTACGATTGCTCCGGCTGTTTTGATCGGTTCGGTGGCGTGGTTGAGCCGCCCGATGACTATTACTTCGCACCCGGAGCGGACGAAGAACCTGAATGGCAGCGTCCAGATGAAGCGGGTTCCGTGTGCTGGGGAGATTGATTTTGTACAGCCAAATTAAGCCAAAGTAAGAACAATGAAGCCTAATGAAGCCGAAGAAAGGAAAGAAAAATGGCAGTATTAGTAATGGTCTACGGTCACTCCGGCAGCGGCAAGTCCGCTTCACTTCGGAACTTTGACCCGGAACAGATTGCGGTTATCAACGTCCTCGGCAAACCGCTACCGTTCCGAAGCAACATGAAAACCTATATCACCAACGACTACGGCAAGATTGATGCCGCAATCCACAGCACCAAGCGTAAGTCCATCGTCATTGACGATGCCACCTACCTTATGACTGGCGAGTTCATGCGGAACGCAAAGGTCGCTGGATACCAGAAGTTTACCGACATGGCAGCCAACTTCAACGCTCTGCTGATGCGGGCAAAGGAACTGCCGGACGATGTTGTGGTCTACTTTTTCGGTCACAGCGAGCGTGACGGAGACGGTGGCGAGAAGTTTAAAACCATCGGCAAGCTACTGGACGAAAAGGTCTGCGTGGAAGGGTACTTTACCATCGTTCTGAAAACCGTTGTGCAGGATGGGCGATACTTGTTCAGCACTCGCAATGATGGGATGGACACCGTGAAAACCCCCCTTGGGATGTTCAACGATGCGCTGATCGAGAACGACCTCGCCACCGTAGACAAGACCATCCGTGAGTATTACAACATCCCGGTTCAGCCGGATAACAAAGGAGAGTAACAGATGAAGAACATCAACTGGAATGACGTACAGGAAGCCACCGAACGCCGCGACCTGCCTGTTGGCGGCTATGTTGCCGGTATCTGCAAGGCAACGGACGAACCCGCAAAGGAGCGTCTGAACATCGAGTGGGAAGTCACAGAGGGCGAGTTCAAGGGTTACTGGCGTGAGCAGACCGCTTCCCTTATCGAGCGTGGCAAGCTGAATCCGGGTGAATGGGCATGGGGTGGCAAGACCATCAAGAGCTACAAGGAAAAGGCACTGCCGTTCTTCAAGGGCTTCATTACCGCTGTGGAACAGTCCAATCCCGGTTACAAGTTCAACAACGATGAAAAGACCCTGCGTGGAAAGCTTGTCGGCGTGGTTCTCCGTGAGGAAGAGTACATGGGCAACGATGGCAACATCAAGACGAAGCTGGTCGTTGACCGCTTTACCAGCGTGGACAAGATTCGTTCCGGCGATTATGAGGTCAGACCGAAGAAAACACTGGCCGGTGGGTCTGGCTCTGCGCCTGATACTGGCGATTTTGCCGTAATTGAGGGCAACGCGGATGATCTGCCATTCTGACCTGTAAGGCATCGACCGCCTACCTTATATAAAAGCTGCGCTATCTGGCTGAACGGGCGTTTGGAAAGATGAAACACTTGGGCGATATCACAAAGATTCACGGCGACAAGATAGAGCCTGTGGACTGCATCACGTTCGGAAGCCCGTGTCAGGATTTGTCCATTGCTGGACGCAGGGCAGGACTTGCGGGAGAACGCTCCGGTCTGTTTATGGAAGCGGTTCGAATCATAAAAGAAATGAGGTCAAGCACAAATGGACTATATCCAACTTTCGCTGTTTGGGAAAATGTACCCGGAGCGTTCAGCTCCAACGGCGGAGAAGATTTCAGAGCCGTTCTGGAAGAACTTGCCCGCGTGGAACAACCGGATGCTTCAATTCCTCGACCTTCGGGTAGGGTGGGCAGATGGAGCAAAGCCGGAGCAATCGCCGGAAACGGATGGTCTTTGGCATGGAGACAGCTCGACGCTCAATATTGGGGAGTCCCCCAACGCAGAAAGAGAATCGCTCTTGTCGCAGATTTTGGAGGTCAACGTGCCGCAGAAATATTATTTGAGCGCACGAGCCTGTCAAGGCATCCTGACCCGTGCATCCCGGCGTGGAAAGAAGCTGCCGGGCTTACTGCAAACCGCCCTGCTGGAAATGATCGGATGGTGGGAAAACGAGCCTTCTGCATCAGCGGAAACACAGTTGACCGGAAAACAAATCAGAACGGGTCAGGCGTAAGAGAAAACGGATCTTTTACAGTTAACACTGTTGACCGACGAAATCCTGCACAACCGGTGGTCTTGGAAAGTAACCAAATCCACGCAACGGTTACACAGACGGGTATTTGCCCAACACTTCCGGCAAGCATGGGCATGGGTGGCGGATATGTTCCGATGATAACAGATAGAAAAGTGTTTGATGCTCGCGGAAACGGCGATGGAAAAATCGTACCGACCATTACAGGCGACCACGAAAACAGAATCACGGACTACACAGCTATTGCGGTTGAACGCAAGACCGTCAACGAGCAGTCTTTCAGTAGCTATAAGGAAAGCGACAAATGTTCAACCTTGAAAGCAAAAGCCGGGAATATCGGAAATGGCAGCGAATGCTTGATTGCAGAGAAAGCTATCCGTTGGATTGTTCGCCGCTTGACCCCTGTTGAATGCGAACGGTTACAAGGCTACCCTGACGGGTGGACAGATATCGGCGAGTGGGTGGACACCAAGGGCAAGAAGCACAAATACGCTGACAGCCAACGGTACAAGGCTCTGGGAAACTCAATCGCTTTGCCACAATGGTTTTGGCTGGTGCAGAGGATGCGCCCTTACCTAAAAGAAAAGCCTACACTGGGCAGTCTGTTCGATGGTATTGGTGGTTTCCCTCTGGTCTGGCAAAGAGCATACGGCGAGGGTACTGCACGCTGGGCAAGCGAAATCGAAAGCTTCTGCGTAGCTGTAACAAAAAGGAGATTCGGCGAAGAATGATTACTTGTTGTCTCAACTGCCCATCACGCCATCAAGCTTGCCACGACACTTGCGAGAAGTATAAGGCAGAGAAGAAAGACTTCGAGGAACGCAAGGCTTTCGTGTATGAGCTGAACCACAGCCAGAGCGTATATCGCAGAAATTACGAGGACAAGCACCGGGAACGTGGCAAGAAGCGGTTTCTCGGAAGTGAATTTAGAGGTGAACGATAAATGGGAGCTTTCATTGCAAGACAACCTAATGGTCTGCTGTGCCGGTTTTCTTCGGTGGTCGATTGCATTACCGATTACAACATGACCGAAGAAGAATACATCGAAATGTGTGCAGAAAAAGCACGAAAAGAAGCACGAGATGTTCTTGACCATTATATGCAACCGTTTGAACTGGTGGATAAGCGATTTTACCCGAACAACATGACAGTGGAAGAACATAAGCGGATTATGAAGGAAATGGAAAAGCCCACTGACAAAGCAACTCATATTCCATAAATTTAGAGGTGAACGAGGATGAATCAGTGGATCAATGTCAAAGACAAGTTGCCAGAGATGACGGAAGAAGTTACCGAAGTGGACAGCGACAGAGAGTATACGCTTTGGTATGAGAGCAAGCCTGTTCTGGTGTTTGATAAAACCATATATGACGAAAATAGCGGAATGCAAACGGCAGTACTTACAGACGATGGTGATTGGCTGACAACATTTGATGAAAAACGACTTGAAAACGTAACCCACTGGATGCCTTTACCTGATGAACCAAAGGACAACGCATGAACACCGGAAAGCAGTTTGAAGCAGACTTCAAGGCATCAGTCCCGTCCGATGCGTGGTGCTACCGCCTGAAAGACAGTGCCGCCACCTACTACGGCGGCAACGAGAACCTGTCCTTTTCCATTGACAACATCTGCGACTTCCTTGTGTACCGTTACCCGATGAACCACCTGTTTGAGCTGAAAACCATCGAAACGCCCTCTATCCCTCTGGAAAAGGTGTTCGGCAAGTACGACAAGGCAAAGTGCAAATACCGCAAGGAAAAGCACATCACTGACATGGTGGATGCGGTGGGGTACAGCGGTCAGACCGCCCATGTGATAGTCAATTACCGGGCGGTCAACCGCACCTTTGCAATCCCTGCCAGCAAGGTTCTGGCGTTCCGTTACAACGAGAGCCGCAAGAGCATCCCTTGGCAGTGGGCAGAGCAAGAGGGGATAGAGGTCAAAGCAAAAAGGCTGCGTGTTCATTGGCGGTATGACGTGGATGGGCTGCTAAAGAGATTGGAGAAAGAACATGAAATGCGATAGATGCGGAGAAGCGTTTGAATACTACGACAATTCCCTTTGCGGAAATTCTATCCAAAAGACGCTTGTAAACGAAAACAAAAATTTGGTTTACCCATCGTTTGAGGGTTACCCTCCGATTTGCCTTTGCCAACATTGCATGGCAAAGCTGAACGAATGGCTGAAAGGAGAACAGAAGTGAGCAGTCAAATGAATAAATTTGGAAACTGCCCACTGTGCGGCAAACAGGTCAAGCCGACCAACCTCCGCAAAATTGCACGGCAGAACCAGTTGTACGGCTTTCGCATGGCTCTGGATGGAATCGCCGCCACATGGGGCGCACTGATTCAGAACCTTCGGTGCGATGCAGACTTGACCGATGAGCAGGTGCAGAAAATCATCCGCATTGGTGACAGGTACTGGGAGATGGTCGGCAAGTTCAAAGAAGAGGACATGACCCCTGACGAGTTCGCAGATTACATCACAGCAAAGTCAGAGCAGGTCGAAAAAGAGCTGAGAGAAAGGTGGAGCTAACAATGTTTGAATTTGCAACTCGCTGGCTGGTCTGCCTAGTCCTGCTGGCGGTGGTAGTTCAGTCCGAACGGACAATTAAAGACATGGCGGACAACCTGTTTGAAGAACGTCAGGCAATGCTCGTCTGGCTGTTCGTCAACGTGTGTCTGGCCGTTTGTACGGCTGTTGTGATAGGGTGGAGGTAAAATAACATGAACAGATATGACATTGAAAAGAGGATGGAAAGAAGCCGTAGAAAGTTTGCGATTCTTCAAGGCGTTGTAATCGCTTTTATTGCAGTCGCGGCAGTTTCGTCTATCGCACTTTCCATCTTTATGTATAAGGGTTTGTTTTCCGCAGACATCCCAGAATGGATGAAGTGGGCGTTTGTGTTTCTTGGGAGGTAAGCATGGACAACGAACTTTACTGCCCGATGAAGATGACCAGCAATCCGCTTGGGCGGTGCGTATGCGAGAAAGAAAAGTGCGCTTGGTGGCGACAGTTGGACAACTGCTGTTCTGTCTGGTGGATTGCACGGAAGCTGGACGTAATCGAAAATAAGATGAAGAGGTGAGAGCGTGAAGCTGGTTGATGTTGAGCCAATTATTGCGGCTTGGAAAACTGTTGGTGTTGACAAAAAGAATGAAGCGAAGTCGTTTTTGGATAGCAAAAACTTCATCGTATACATACAAGGACAAATCAGAAGTAGCATTGGAGATGTGTTTTTAGATTTAGCCAACGTATTGGAAAAATCTGAGCCCGTCAATATATGGTTTGATGCCAAGAAAGTTTTACCCGAAAAAGACAAAGAAGTTCTCGTAAAAAGAGAAAAGTTTGGCATTGAAATTGCATTTTTATCTTATGACAGACTATGGAAAGAGCGCGACGAGTACATTGTATTTGGAGATGTAACTCATTGGACGTATCTTCCTGAACCTCCAAAGGAGGCCTAATACATGGCAACATCCCCGAAGCGTGGTCGTGGCAGACCGCCGCTGACCGAAGCGGAAAAGAAAAAGCGTGAGAAGCGGGCGCAAAAGGCGAAAAAAGAAGCCGCCGCAAAGCGTGAGAAAGAGCGAGAGAAGAAGAAACAACAGATGCTTAACAAGCGGAAATCTATCCGCTCACAGGTAAGTAAAAAGGTGAAAGAACAGCAGGAGTTAGCTATCACGAGGTCTAAGATGCTGAATACGGGCGATTTGCAGTCGAGAATCGGCGATGAAGAGGACAAGAAGGTCATCGGCATGATTGCGGCCAAGTATTTTGGAGACCTTCCGAGCGTGGACATGAATAACCCGATTGAAGTGCAGCAGCGCCTTGACTTTTTCTTTGACGCTTGCATCGAAGCCAGAATCTCCCCTGTGGTGGAATGGATTGCACTGGTGCTGGGCATCGAATGGGCGAGCCTGAAGCAGATTATGGCGGGCAAGCGCCGTGACGACAGCTTGCAGCAGAAGTACATCCTGAAATTGATTCTGCAAATGCAGTCCATGTGGGCGTACAACGGTATGTACGGTCAGGAGAACCCGGCAGAGTGGATTTTCCGAGCAAAGAACTACTTCGGTATGCGTGACAACGTGGAAGTCACCGTTGCACCGCCCGAACAGCCGTTGGGCGATGCTCAGAGCGCAGAACAGTTGGCTCAAAAGTATCAGACGGCTTTGCCGAAAGGGATTGATGTGGAGTACAAAGAGGTGGCAGAAGAGGTGGTCGAAAATGACTAACGGCGATTTTATCCGCTCCATGACGGACGAAGATATTACAGAAAACTTTACGCGGGGCATCTGCGAACTTATCAAACATCGTGACCCGGAGCGTTGCCAGAATCGTGAGCATTGCTTTCATTGCGTCAAGGACTGGCTGAAAGAGAAAAACAAAATCATGGTGAGGGCTGACAAATGGGAACTTTGATTGACTTCTCAGACCCCTGCCTACGCACGTTCCTGCCTGTTCTATTGCAAGACCACACGACAGGCAAGAACATTATCTGGGCGACAGACCCGCCGCCTGAACTGGGCGTAGGCTTTGCAGATGAAATCACACTGGAACAGTTGGACAAGGTTCAGCTTGTCCCTCGTGTGCAGAAACGGCTTGCAGACCAAAAGAAGCGAACCAGCAAGAAAGCGGAAGTGTTTACGCCGACTTGGGTTTGTAAGAAGATGGCAGACGTTGCAGAAAACGACCTGAAAGGTGAGGACTGGAAGGAGTACATCAACAAGACTTGTCTTGAAATCACCTGTGGAGAAGCACCGTTCCTGACAAGTCGATATGATACCACAACAGGGCAGATGATTGCCGTGCCGGACAGAATCGGTCTGCTGGATAGGAAGCTGAATGTTCTGGCAGAGCAGTTCCATGACTACGATATGTGGATGTGCTGGGCAATTAACGCCTACGCATCGACATACGGATATGAATGGCAAGGGGACAATCTCTTGCTGGCAAGGTGCAACCTGTTCTTGACGCTGATCGAGAATTTTAGGTATCGGTTTGATGCTGAAAGGTTGGAAATCGGCTGTATGCCTATGTTCCTTGACTGTATCGCAGACATCATCTCATGGAACGTCTGGCAGATGGATGGGCTGAAAAAGACCGTGCCCGGCACGGACATTCCGTGTAAAATCAAAGACTGGAAAGCCGACAAGGAAATCCTGTTTAAGGATGTTGGGGAAGACAAATAAAATGAGAACAAACGGACAACTTTGCAAATGCGACAGATGCGGAATGACGCATTTCGTAAAACTTTTGAAAACTGGCGATACGGACGGAGGATTCAATCACTGGGAAAAATTTGAAGAAGCAGCCGGATGGGGAAATGTTGACGGAATGCTTGTTTGTCCTTACTGCTACAACCAATATAAGTATTTACTCCGCCAGTATAAATCGCAAAAAATCACGCATTTTTCTTTTGAGTGTTTCGGAAATTGCAATGAATGTCAGAAGGAAAATTGCGTAAACAGGTTGGATGAGGAGGATGGCTAATGCAGACTGGCAGAGGAATCTACCACAAGCGAGTATGTGACCGCTGCGGAGCGGTTCTGGGTGGCAGGATGATGAACCCTGACGAATACTTCAAGGACTGGGCGTGGCGCAGGGACACAGGCGACCTGTGCCCGGAGTGCTATGAAGAATATAAGCGAGTGATCGGGCGGTTCAACAGGGGAAAGAGAGGGCAGAGATAATGAAAAAGTGCGCTCTTTACAGGTGCAAACAGTGCTTTGCAACCATAGCGGACGAAAGCGATGTCAGAATCGATAAGGACATCGTTGATTGGATGTTTGAAAACGAAATGGAAGAAAGCAAAATTGGGTTTATCGCAAAATTCAAAATAAGCGATAAAGTCCTCATTCATCGTTGCGCCAATAACACTGTTGGTTTATGCGAGTTCATCGGGTGGAAAGAGATAGAGGAATGAACTTCTACTGCACCACCGAACATTGCTCTTGCATGGGCATCAAGCAGTTTTCTGCTGGCAAGGCTATCAGATGCACAGCAGAATCCTGCAAGAACAAATCTGAGCCGTCCTGTGGCTCTTGCAAATGGTACGCAGAACCTGAGGACGTGTGTGTGAACGACCAGTCAGAACACGTTGCAGACTTCGTGTGGGACGAACGTGGATGCAAGGAATGGGAGGAGAAAGATGAGTTATGATATTTCGCTGTGCGACCCTGTAACGCATGAAACGCTTGAAGTGGATGATACGCACTTTGTTGCTGGTGGTACTCGTTCCATTGGAGGAACAAAGGAACTGTGGCTTAATATTACCTATAATTATGGGAAGTGCTTTCGTCGTGATGATGTGTTGGGTAGCAAGGGCATCCGCTCCATCTATGGCAAAACAGGCGCAGAGAGCATCCCGATGCTTGAAAAGGCTATTTCTGCACTAGGTGACGATGTAGACGATAGTGACTACTGGAACGCCACAGAGGGCAACGCCAAACGTGCCTTGTACGGTCTGCTGGCGTTTGCAAAGATGCGTCCTGACGGCGTGTGGGATGGAGATTGAAAGGAGAAGAATGGATGTTTGATACAGCATTAAATGCGGTGATAATCATTATTTGTGGTATAGCTGTAATTCTTTTAATCGTTCACGATGTACCCGCAAAGCAAACGTCTATTTGCGACCGATGCAAGAACCTGTATTATAAGCGTTCCCCGAGAGAAAAAGAATATTACAGATATGTTTGCAAAGTGCCGTTCAAAAAGCCTTTCAACATCCCTCCCGAATATTGCGCAAATTTTGAAGAAAGGGAAAATAATGGCTAACACGCTTTGGCATCCAGCAAGCGAACAGCCAAGAGAGCGAACGCAGCCTTTGTTGCTTGCGACTAAAACAACGTGGCGTGATAAAGATGGAAAAATGTTGCAAGGATTCTCGCCGACAGCATACTTTCTTGGCTGTTACGCAGACGGTCAGTTCTGGGATGAGATAGGCGAGAGACTGCCGAAAGATGTTACGGTGACGCATTGGATGGCGTTTCCGATGATATAGGAGGACAATATGAGCGAAAACAAAGTGATTTGGCACTCCATTGAAAAAGAAGGGCTTCCGCCTAACAATTGCGATGCGGTGCTTGTTTCTATGCAACCCTTTATTGGAAACAAACCAGAAGTATTCGAGGCAGTTTGGAATGGTCGATTCTGGGCTGATGCCTACGAAGGCTACTACAATGTCGAGAAAAGCGAGTTTGGCGAAAAGTACGCACAAGTGACGCACTGGGCGTATATGCCAGAGCCACCAAAGGGGGATTGAGTATGACGAACAAGAAGTTTGGCGTCATCGTTATGGACTTGAGCCTTTTTGATTTCGGGCCGAAGCCGACTTGCGGGTATATCAAGGCAAAACATATTCGCCCGACATACGGCAAAGGCGCAAGACCTGTCAAGGCGCATAAGAGAATCACGAGAACGAGAAAGGGATTTAGAAAGTGAAAAAACTTAAATTTCCTGATGATTTCTTTGCATACGACAACCCGGACTGCCCCGACAAAGACATTGAAAAAGCCGTGAACCGGATGAAGAACTGGATGAAGGGCGAGACCTACAAGAGCAACCCTTGGTTCTTTATGGCTGCTGGCAACTATCTGATTGTCGGTCTGATTGCTGAGGACGGGCAGAAAACAATCTACGTTGCACGGAAGTATTATGAAATAGTCAACATTCCGGGCGAAGGCTGGCTGCGTGAATCTGGCGAAGAATGCCCATTTTAAGGAGGATTAAAGATGGAAGAACTTAAGAGATGCCCGTTCTGCGGGTCTATTCCGACGCTGTATCACGATGGATTGCATCAAGTGGATTCAAAGAGAAGATACCACACAACATGGATGATTCTGTGTGAAAAGTGTCATAATGCATCAATGAGCAATAGCGCTTACTATAGCTTTGGTGAAGATGGCGTTTTGTCATCGTATGACGAAAAAGACGGACGACAAGAAATCATCAGCCGGTGGAACAGCCGTTACAGAGAGGATTGAGCATGGAGCAGGAACACAAGCCGAGAACATCAATGATTCTTCTGCTAGAACACGTTCATGCGATGGACGAGCTGACAGACGAGGAATTTGGCGCATTCATCCGCAACTACGCACAGTATGTTGAGACTGGGCTTGAGCCAGCATACGACAACGATCGTGCTATGCGGATGCTCTGGAAAGTTGTTAAGGCGTTTGATGATATGAACGTGCAGAAGATGGAAGAACGTGATAAGCGTAGACGAGAAGCAAACAAGAAAAATATAAACAAGCGTTGGAACGATAAAAAATACGAAAGCATACCAATGGTATCACAGGATACGAATGGTATAAATGGTATACCAAACATACCAACTGATACGAATGGTAGCTTATCTGTATCTGATTCTGTATCTGAATCTGATAAAAAAGAAAAATGTGAAAAGAAAAATACCAACGAAGTCAAACGCTTCAAAGCACCGACTATCGAGCAAGCCAAAGAGTACTTCACCGATAAGGGTTACATGGAATCAGAAGCAGAGCGATTTGTTGACCACTTCACAGCGAATGGCTGGAAGGTCGGTAAAACGCCTATGAAAGACTGGAAAGCTGCTGCACGGAACTGGATGCGTAACGTGAAGGACTGGAATGGTGGCTATCAGCAGACAATGGCTGAATTGCCTGACGAGGGAGACTTTCTGCGGTGAATATTGAAAATCAGACCCAATACATCCTGATGGGGGCAGTCCTCACGTTCTCTGAGTATGCCGATGTGCTGCAAGACCTTAAAATCGACGATTTCTGTCCTGAACTGCATGATACATTCGCTGCCATTCGTGGCTATTGGGAGCACAACGACAAATGGAACCCGGTAGAAGTCATGGGGCGATACGATAACTGCAAGAAAGCGATGGGCGAATGCCTTGATGCCTTTGGCGCAGAGGTCATCCGAAACGTCACCCACGACATGATGCAGGGATGGGCTAGAATCGTCAAGGAACAGGCAGCACTAGCCAGAGCCAGAGGGCTTGCGTTCCAGATCGTTGATGGCTCGACTAGATACGCAGACCTGACAGGCATCTATGAGCAGCTAGGCGAAGCTATCAACCTGCACAACGAGAGAAGCGATTTCATCCCGATGTGCGATGGCATAGACAACTACATCCGTAAGCTGGATGATAAGCCGGAATATATCAGCACAGGGCTTAGAGTGCTGGATAACAACTTGCATCTTGTGCCGGGAAACTTTGTTGTGATCGGCGGTAGACCGTCTGCCGGTAAAACCGCATTATCTCTGCAACTTGCCTGTGAAATAGCAAAGAACGGACGCAAAGTGGCATATTTTAGCCTAGAAACTGACCCGGATACCCTTTATGCTCGTATTATCGCAAACCAGCTAGGCGTACCGCTGCACACGGTCAAAAATAAGACCGTCAGCATTGACGAGCTTGACCGGCTAGCAGCCATCAAGAAATATCCGCTGTTCGTTCGTTCTGCCGCTGGCAAGAGCGTTGGGTGGATTAGAACGCAGTCCATCAGGATGCAAGCCAAAGTAGTGTTCATCGACTATTTGCAGCTTATCCATCAAGCCGGAGCGAAAGACCGATACAGTGCTGTCACGGAGATCAGCATGGCACTGCATGAGTTCGCGCAGTCCACAGGAACGCTGGTGGTAGCACTTGCACAGCTCAATCGAGAGACCGCAAGAGCAGGTATCCCACCGACCGCCGCAGACTTGCGAGAATCCGGGCAAATTGAGCAGGACGCAGATGCAATCATCCTGCTGGCACAGAAAGTAAAAACGCAAAAGAGACCAGAAGAGCATTATCACTTTGCGCTTGAGAAGAACAAAGAGGGCAACGTTGGGACGCTGGACATCACGTTCCAGATGGAAACGCAACAGTTCAAAGAATGCGTGTGGATGTAACATCACTCCTGCGTTCGTATCGTCACAGTAGAATAGGCAAGAAAAACAGATAACAGGGTCAGGGCGATAAAGTTATCGTCTGAACCCCATAAATATTTTTCGTCAATGAAATAACGGACGCAAAAGAGCTACCAGTGATGGTGGCTCTTTTCACTTTTTCGCTAACATCACGAGAAAGCCTGTTTCAAGGCGTTTTAGATGCTAGATGATAACTTTATCGACTTCATCACGAAAATGCGCCACAGACGCTCGTAGGCGGCTCTCCGCTGATGTTGATAGCATATCTCAAACTAGACCAAGCAACCAGACCGATGTAGGAGCGTGGAAAACGACTTTTCGGGGTCAGACGTGAAAGTTATCAGGTCAATCAGAAAAACGTGGCAGACAAGCTCTTAAACGTCTTTCCCGCGATGATAGTAGCCAGATGAGCGGATGCCAGCGACTATTTGCTCAATCGCAGGGCTGGTTGAGACGAAATGGATGCGATTATTGCATACCAAGCGATACGAATCGTACCAGTTGATACGAATGGTATGCATTGGTATCATGGTATACCAATCTTCCCCCCTTTCTTCCCCCTCTTCCCCCTACAACCCCTATTACCCCCTATAATCCCCCTAACTCCTCCATCAAACAAATAAATTGTTTGAGGCCCCCACGCCAAAATTGCGCGACAACTGCGACAACTGAAAATGACAACCAAGCGTTTCCTTAAAGGTTCTTTCCCCCTACAACCCTCTATCTCCAAAGCTACACCGTTAGCCAGCAGAGCAGACCGTAGGCGAGAACTGGCGTGAGGTTTGGATTGGTGGATGGTCTGCGACTATTCCAGACATGGAAAATTGACTTCATTTTGTAGTCGGTTTGATATGTAGAAATGTTGCATTGATTATTCCTAGTAGAGTGCTATGGATTGAACGATATACCATAGTGCGTTACTGGGAATTAAATCAAGCAGGAACAGACAGAATCGGATGGTACGAGTTATTATATGAAATAATCAGTGATTATCGGGAGTAATTATATCTGTATACTATAATAAGTACGGTTATTATACGAAATAGATATAACTGGCGGAAGAATATATTATGCGAAATTGGAACGAGAGGTGATTTTTGAAGTGGTCGGAGGACTTAGCGACTATCGCACCTCTCTTTTCCTAAAAGGCGAACGACTATTTCACGCAAAAAACACACAACTATTTGACGATGATTCGCAAGAAAACGCTACGACTGTTACTCTACGACTATTATCGAACTACTCGTTACTATACAATATATAGGACTTTCAAGAGCTAGTCGTCTGACGACTTTACGACTATTCTACGACTATTTTATTGGAGAAACTACGACTATTGGCTACGACTATTCCAGCCGGGCTGGCATGGCCTGCAATATGCTGCACTGTCTGGCATGGATCCATAACAGGTGCGCACCGCTGCACCCTTATATACCTTATTATAATAGGGCGGCTGCGCTGGCCTGTACAGCGTCCGGGCGTGGTGGTGGTATCCTGGTATGCGCTGGAGGCGCTACGGCGCTGTGATACGCTCCAGCATTGCACAGGCGATATTATAGCCGCTTGTGTCAGTCTGGTATTTGCGGCGGGAGAATGGGGCAAACGTCAGAAAAAGCACCTGTAAAGCCTTGTGCGCTGTTTTGTGGCGTTGGCTGTATAACTCTGCATGGACGATGCAAAAACGCGTTGTAAACGCTTGTATTGGGCTGTATTGCAGCAGGGCAAAATAAAAGCCCTGCACCCTCAGCAGATGCAAGGCAAAAGAAAAGCCCCGCCACGCGGGCGGGGTTGAGAATTTTATTAGTGCCATTCAATCATACGCTTTGTGCGCTTTAATCCTGATAGCGTATAATCTCCGCTGACATTATCCCACACACGGGAGCGGGTGTTATAGGCATACGGATAAAGCGTTGTTTGGTTTGTGCTATCCCAATTTACAGCGTGATGTACTTTTCCGGTCTCGTCATCTACATAAATGCTAAGCCCGTTAATTTCGTGCTCTGTATAGGTTTTCATAATAACGCTCTCTTTCTGGGCCTTTATTGCCCCTTTTGCTATAGTATATCATATCACAGGCTCCAAAAACAGGACTTGCAAAAATATTTTGCCCTTTTGGGCTGGGGCAGGGTTGCTTTACGGTGCAGCCCCGCTAAAATGTCCGATCGGCGTCACTTGGACGCTTTAAACAGCGCTGAGAAAAACCAGAAAAAGAACAGGATACAAGAAAAAATCATGCGTGCATCTCCATTCTAACACCAAAGTTTGTAAAGGTGCGGCGCTGTGAAATTGTGACAGGCTCAAGCCCTGCCGTGTTGATACCATAGCGGGCGCACTCTTTAGCCGTGTACAGCTCACCGCCGATTAAATACCGCTTGACCTTGCCACAATACGCGCCAGCGGACACAACCGCCCGCCCGTCAAGCCCTGCCGGAATACGATAGTATAACATAGCTTGCACCCCCCCCTTATACCACGCTAAAACGCTTGTAAACGGTCTTCTTGCTGCACTCTGCATAAATATCCGGGTGCGCTGCCTGCAAAAGCTTACTATCAAGCCGGACGCTTTGCACGTCCTTATAAATAGCCTTTGCGGTGCCCTGCGCCATTTCCGGCGCACCGTGCATCATTGCGATTATATCGGCCTTGATTGCATCGTTCATTGCTTCCAATTCTTCCATGAGCCGCTTGTTTTCGCGGTATGCGTTCACCTTTTCTTCAAACGTCGTCATTTTTACACCTCATTTAATAACAAATGTATTCTACAGATTCCCAATATTCGTCATTTTCGGCGTTCCAAGAACGGATTTCGGTTTTTTTAATTCGTTTGATAACGTCGTAGGCGTGGCCGTGATATACAGAATACCGATATTTTGCAGTATCTAACGCGCCAGCCTTAAGCAGCTTTGCACGAAATGTTTTTGTCATTGTCTTGCCTCCTTACTGCTCCGCCCGATTGTTGAGCCAGACCAGACAGAGAAAAAAGCCGGAAATCATGCCGCCCACGTACCAGAGGGCGGCCCACTGGGTAAAATCAAGAGTAATCATTTTACTGCACCTCCTTGCAATACAGGCCGTTGGTGCGGCAGATGGTGCGGATACGGTTGCAGGCTTGATACAGTGCGCGGGCTTGCACGTCAAGCCACGTTTCCCGGCTGTTGGGGTTGTTCATGCCGCCGTCGGTGCGCTTGAGTTCGGAGGGGGTGCAGACGCGGGCGGCGATATCGGCATTGTAGCAGATGGAGCATCCGCCGTTGCTGTACTGCTCCCAGCAGCTTGCACCGTTGAGCGCCCACCGCTCAAGCTCTGCACCGTCAATCGGGAGCCGCTCCACGTCATTTGCGCCCCACTGGATATCCTCCAGCAGGTCGAGAGCGTACAATGTAACGGCCTTATCCCATGCGCTGCGATCGTGGCGGGCGTTGAGTTTGGCGCGGATGGTATCTGCAAGTGCAGTATAATCGATGGTCTTTTTCATGGTTTTGTCCTCCTGTTTTGTGGTGGTGTAACACGTTCTTGTGTTGTCTATATAGTAACACGTTCTTGTGTTGATGTCAACGGTTTTGCACACATTCTTGTGTTGAAAATCATTCATGTTTGAGTGTGTCCAAATCTGCACAGTTTCGGACACGTTGCGCAGCCTCCAGCGTCCGCCGCTGGTACGATCTACCCGGTGCAGCGTGCGCGCCTTGCCTTGCATGGTCTGCCTTGCACCTGGCACGGCCTGCCCTGCTGTCTGTGCTGTGTAGCCATTTCGGGCGCGCTGGAAGGTGCAGGAAACCACCGGCGGGGTATACAGCCGCCGCCCAGCCCCGCCCGGTCAGCCTTTCAACCACCGAAAAAATAAAAAAGGCTCAAAAAATCACCCCACCCCTATCGCCAATTTCAAAAATTCCGCCGCAAAAACAAAAAGACCTCTACAAAGGGTCTGCGTTCTGTGCTATACTTGCCTTACAAGCCTTGAAAGGGAGGAATCTACAATGGCTAAAAATAAAATGACAACATGTAAGCACTGTGGCGCAGAGATTGCCGCAAGTGCAAAGGTCTGCCCTCAGTGTGGCGGTAAGAATAAACCGCCCATCTACAAACGCTGGTGGTTCATCGCTATTATCGTACTGATTGTTCTGTCTGCCATTGGCGGCTCTGGTAGTAGCTCTGACGGCTCTGCAAGCAGCAGTAAATCAACATCTAAGGCAAGCACATCCACTGCTTCTTCCGTTGCATCTGTTGTACCTGAAATTAGTGAGGATGATTACAAGGCAGAGTGCCAGACTGTGGACTATAAGGAATTGTGCCGCTATCCTGAAAAGTATGAAGGGACTAAGATTGTAGTCAAGGTAAAGGTCTCGCAGATTATTGACGCAAACTTCTCCGGCAGCGAGAAAGCATGGAGAACTTACACGGACAATAGCGGATATGGCTTCTATGCTGATGACGAGTATTATATGCTGGATAAGCGTGGCGGCGATGCTGTAAAGATTCTGGACGATGATATTATCACCGTCTATGGTGAGTTCACCGGGCTTGAAAAAATCACCAGAGCATTGACTAGCACTACTGATGAGCTGCCACGAGTTGAAGTCAAGTACGCAGACCTTGTAGAGGAATAATCGCATAACACAAAAAGCCAGCGGCTAGATACTCTCTAACCACTGGCTTTTCTTATAGGCTATTTACGATTTAAGTGTTGGAAACATGATAGGAGCGCTGACTTCTTCCTTTTCCCTGAGAATGTCGAGCAAACAATCATTGTATCCCATTGAATAGCTGTCCTCGCAAAAATGTTGTACGGACGTTGCTAGCGCGGCACTTACAACTTCTCTTGACCGCTTATCCTCTGGCATGATGATTTCTAATGCCTGATTAAGGATTTCATGGCTTTTTTCTAAAACGCCTTTGTGCTCTTCATTCTCAGCTTGTAGCCGAAACATTTCTTCCGAGTAGTCCATCAGCACGTCTCCATTCTAATCTGCTCACCAACAGGCAGATAGCCCGCTTCTTTGAGCTTGCTGTAAATGAACTTCTGACCGGCTCTTGTCCAGCGAGTGACCTCTTTCGTCTTTCCGTTCGGCAGCTCGATCGGATGCCCGACAACGTATCCGTTGCCAAGATACTTCTTGTAAGGAATCCACTGTTTATTCACAGTATGTTGGATGCCAAGCCCTCTAAGAATCTGGTTCAGCTTTCGTGCGCTCATGCCGTAGTTCATGGCAATTTGCGTAGTAGTCAGGCTTTCATCGGAGAGCAGCATCGCCTTTGCGTAGTCGGAATCAGGCTTCATCTTGGCGTTTTCCACTTCCAAGGCCTTTACCTTCTTGCGCTCCGTGTCGATAACACTGTTGGCAGCGATCAGAGCACGGCTCAACAGCATCTCTGTCGATTCAGGCTCAGGGTTGGTGAGCTTCTTCTCCATCTGATTGAAAGCATCAATGTACTTCAGTTTCCATTCAAGGGCTTCCTTGCCGGTGAAGCCAAACGTGAGTAAACTGAACCCATCCCGGTTCATGAGGTACATCGGGTACTGTTTGCCACGATTTTCAAACGTGGTTTCGTAGAACATGGATTTGGTGGCCGAATTTTCGGCCACGAGATTCTTGACGGCATCCAGAACGTGCTTGTGTTCCTTGCCGAAATGTTCTGCTACTTCACGGCTGGAAACGACAACCTGTCCGTTTTCGCTGATAAGATTGATAGCATATTTAACCTTTTGTTCCATAAAAACTCCTATGGTTCTTGCGGAACAAGCCAATTCCTGCTATAATAAGGCTGGAACAGCTTGTTCCAGTAGTTTTGATGATACGTTCGCTGCGGTCGGCAAACTTTAGCGAGCGTATCATTTCTTTTCATTAAGCATCGGATGAAGCAAGAAGAACGATTCTCGCAGCGCAGAAGACAAGGAAACCATGTTCTTGATGCAGTAGTCTTGCAAGTGATTGAACTGGCGTTCCGTCAAGCTGATAGTTAATGTGCGATTGTATCTCTCAGCATAAGGATTGCTCATATTAGCCCACCCCCTTTCGATTGTTGGTGATATTAGTATAACTATGTTTTGTGCTAAGTCAAGGTATGAAACATTATCCGTAGTACTGCTATCTGTACTATCTTCCCGTTTTCTACATTTTGCACAAAACTTAGCTATCCTTTTTGGATGCTCCCGCTTCGTACCCTGCCCGGTAGTTCAGCTCGGACAGCTTACCAAGCGCTTCTGCGTACTCCCTGTCCTCGCTGGTCGGCTCTTTGCCGTGTGCGAGGGTTTTCAGAAATTCTTCGGTTGTCGTTGGAAAGTTCATGTTTTTTGCTCCTTTCTATTGCAGAAGCGGTCTGCTTCTGCTATAATAATTGACAGAAACCGAGACTGCGCCCTTGGTTGCGCAGCTTCTGTTTTGTGGTGGAATAGGTCGTCAGTGCTACTTTGGTCGGTATGCTGACGGCCTATTTTTTTATGCCACAAAGGATAAATCTACCGTTGCTGGCTGATTCATCGTGTGTTCTGCTGTCTTAGATTATAGACGCTTGGTATATAGTTGTCAGCAGCCCAATTTGTATAATTCAGTCACACATCTGTGACATTTTACGCATTCTAACGTAAATTTACGTTATTTGATAGTACTTCCGTAAACGGATTAGTTTACCCTAGTGATAGTAACTCAAAAGATATTTTTCGATAATTCGTAAGGCTACTATTCAAGTATACAGTTTGTAAAGCAACGAAAAAGTTTACAGCCGTTTTACCACCCTATTGATAGTAAAAAATTTGCAAAAAACACAAGAAGATGTTGACAGCGACACGAGAATGTGTTATCATTGGGTCAAAAGAGAGGTTCGATAAAAATGGCAGAGAAGAAAAAAGGCGGCGCAACCAAAAATAAAGTCAATTCCGGGGACATTCTTCGTTCCGTTATGAAAATCAGAGGATATACTTCTGCATCTCTTGCAAGGCAAATGGGATATGAAGTTTCTTCTTATGTGACAAACCGCGTTAATGCGGATGATTTAAAGTTGTCCACAATGGCAATGCTCTTGGAAGAAATGAAATACCAAATCGTGATTCAGCCTATTGGTGCTGATGTTGCATCGGATGAATTTGCTCTTAAAGTTCTTGAAAGAGACGGTGAACCCGAATGATTTACGGTTACGCTCGTGTCAGTTCCGCTGGTCAGGCGATTGACGGCAACAGCCTTGAATCGCAGGAAGAAGCCCTCAAGGCTGCTGGCGCAACCAAGATTTTCAAAGAGGTATATACCGGCACTAAAATGGAACGCAAGGAACTGGAAAAGCTGGAAGCGGAAGTCCAGAGCGGCGATACAATCGTTGTGACAAAGCTAGATCGTGTTGCCAGAAGCCTTGTTGGTGGGTATGAACTGATTGATTCTTGGATCGAAAAAGGAATCAGAGTGAACGTGCTGAATCTTGGCGTAATGGACAACACCCCTGCAAGTCGGGCTATGAGAGGTATGTTCCTTGTGTTTGCCCAGTTTGAGCGTGACATGATTGTTGAGCGCACCAGAGAGGGCAAGAAGATTGCCAGTCAGCGCCCCGATTACAAAGAAGGCCGCAAGCCCACCGAGTATGACCGTAACCTCTTTGACGTTCTCCACGAGCAGGTGGAGAAGCGCATTCTCACGGTCACGGACGCTGCCAAACAGCTTGGCGTAACCCGCCAGACATGGTATCGGATTGCTGAACAGAACAGGTGACATTATTCGCAACCTAGAATAAAACTGAATGAGAAAGGAGAACAAGTTGAAAACGATTGAAGGAAAATATGCGTCTGCAAAGGTGTTTACGGACAATATTGAAGATAAGGCATCTGAGCAGATTTTAACGCTTTGTAATCAGAGCTTTGTTGACGGATGCAAAATTCGAATTATGCCAGATGTTCATGCTGGTTCCGGGTGTGTAATTGGGTTTACGGCAAACTTGGGCAAGAAAGTCATTCCGAATATTGTAGGCGTGGACATTGGCTGCGGAATGCTTGTCGCTGAACTTGGAATTGAACACATCGACCCGAAAAAGTTAGATAAAGTAATCAGAGAACGAGTTCCGGCTGGAATGAATGTTCACGAATCGCAGAAAATGTCGGATTCTTTCCTTGGCCAGCTTGATTGCAAAGATAGCCTACATAATGTTGACTGGATTCTTCGTAGCATGGGTACTTTGGGCGGTGGCAATCATTTTATCGAGCTGGACGAAGATGAAGAAAAAAACCAGTACCTTGTTATCCATACTGGAAGCAGAAATCTTGGGAAGCAAGTCGCAGAATATCATCAAAGCGTAGCCATTTCAAATCTTAAAGGAAAGAATAAAAGAAAAGACGCTACGGAACATCTAATTGCGGAACTGAAAGCGCAGGGTCGTGAACAAGAAATCTCGCAAAAAATCAAAGAATTGGATGTTCAGTTCCCTGATATTCCGAATGAACTTTGCTATCTTGAAGGCGAAGAACGTGATTCCTACCTTAATGATATGCGAATTTGTCAGGCTTTTGCGAGGATGAACAGAGCAAGAATTATGCATACCATTTTAGACGGCGTTGGAATCAATTCTATGCTGACCCATGCGTCCTTCTTTGAAACCATTCATAACTACATTGATGAATCGGATGATATTATCCGAAAAGGCTCTGTATCCGCTAGAGAGGGTGAGAAGCTGATTATTCCTCTTAATATGAGAGACGGAAGCCTTATTTGCGTTGGTAAGGGCAATCCTGATTGGAATTTTTCTGCACCACATGGTGCTGGCAGACTATATAGCAGAACAGCGGCTAAAAAAGCATTCAGCGTTGAGGAATACCAAAAGCAAATGAATGGAATTTATACTACGTCAGCCGATGAATCCACGTTGGATGAATGCCCGATGGCATATAAGTCAGCGCAGGAAATTATCAACGCAATCTCTCCAACCGTTGATATTGTAAAGCATATTAAGCCGATTTACAATTTCAAAGCCGGAGAATAAAACCGAATATTTGATTTTTGTGCAGTTGTAGGCACTCTTTACATTTTCAGGTAGGGGGTGCCTATTTTTTTATGCAGCCAAAGCAGTGTATCGCCATCATTGACAGCATCAAAGCGTATGCAAAGCAGAATCCGACAGAAGCGCAAGTCTACGAGGACTGGTTTCAGGCGGTGGTGAACCTGAGAGACGCTCTGCCGCAGAACAAGCGGTTTGATGCCTACAAATACTCTGGAGAGCTGCGCTCTGTCTGTGCAGCCATGATGGGCAAGATGAAAACAGGCGATGATGTGGCGAAAATCTATGACATTATCGGCCGGACATACCTGTTTGAAGCAAAGGATGTGTTTGACAGCTATTGCATCTACCTTGAATGGAACCGTGCGCCGGAGAAGAAGTTCTATCAACCGAGACGCAGGGTTCTGAAAGTGCTGGCAGATGACCTAGAGGACTTGTTTTATAAGCGGATTGACTTCTTGGGAGTTAGTCTTCCTGCTCGAGTTGGCAAGCTTTTGAGTGATGATACGCCAATTCTTACACGAAACGGCTGGAAGAATCACGGCGATTTACAGGTCGGCGATGAAGTTATCAGCCCGAAAGGTCAGTTTGTAAAGGTGTTGGCAGTATCTCCGAAGAATTATGCAAATATCCGCTGCCATTTCTCTGACGGCACATACATTGACTGCCATGAAAACCACGAGTGGCCGGTCTTTAACCGTCATAAGAACGGATTTGATGTGGTCGAAACTAAGCGGATGATGGAGGATTATGTTTCCGACACGAAGGACGGTATAAGATTCTGCTATCAGGTTCCGTTCAAAAATTTTGTCGATGGAGAATATAAGAAACTGCCTGTTGAGCCGTACACATTGGGCGCATGGCTTGGCGATGGTCGCAATCAGCACCCGGATATTTGCGAACCTCCTTGTGATCGAGCAATTGTCGAGCGCGTCATTAACGATGGATACCCGGTTAGTTGGCATACGGTTCACAAGGACACTGGTGTTGAGTACTACGGATTCTCTGGTTTGCGACAAGCACTTCAAAAGGGCGATATGTGCCATAGTCACCGCCGCTGCGTGAAGCGCATCCCAGAAGAATACTTCACAGCCAGCATTGCACAGCGTATGGAATTGCTTGCCGGTCTGCTCGATACAGACGGTACGTTACGGGCAAAAGAACATCGGTACGCTTTTTCTACCACAGAGCCGCAAATGAGAGATGATTTTGTCACGCTGGTTTCTACCTTTGGATGGAGATGCAGCGTGGTTGAATATCCACCTCGTGTATCATCTAGTGGCATTAAAGGCAATCTGACAGTCTATTCCATCTCTTTTAATCCTACCTGCCCTATTCCCTGCGTTGTTCCTCGCAAGCAGCTAAAGGAGTTTTCCAAACCTCGCCGTGTGGCGTTTTGCGGGTTTGAACGCATCGAGCCGAAACAGGGCAACTGCATTCAGGTTGAGGGTGGCGTGTACTGCGCTGGGAAGCGGCTGATTCCAACCCATAACAGTACTCTGTGCATCTTTTTCATCACATGGCTAATGGGCAACCGCCCTGACGTTGCATCGGTTATGAGCGGGCATTCCGACAAGCTGACCAACGGCTTCTACGGCGAAGTGCTGTCCATCATCACAGACCCTGTGACTTACAACTGGGGCAAAATCTTCCCTGACGTTCAGCTTGTGGACAAAAGCGCAAAGGACGAAAGCGTTGACCTGAACCGAAAGAAGCGCTTTCCCACCCTGACTTGTCGTTCCATCGGCGGCACGTTGACCGGTGCTGTTGAAATCGGCGAGGGTGGCGTTTTGTACAGCGATGACTTGATCGAGGACTTGGAGGAAAGTCTGAATGTTGAGCGTCTGAACAACAAGTACGATGCCTATTTGAACCAGCTGAAAGACCGCAAAAAGCAGGGCGCATTGGAACTGATGGTCGGTACACGCTGGAACGTGCTTGACCCTCTGGGACGCATCCAGAACCAGTATGCAGACAACCCGAAGTACCGATTCCGTGTGATTCCTGCGGTGGACGAGAATGGACACAGCAACTTCAATTATGACTATGGCGTTGGCTTTGACGATGCCTACTATGCCGATATGAAAGCCAGCATTGACGATGCAACATGGTGGGCAAAGTACATGGGTAAGCCCTATGTGCGCGAAGGCCTGCTGTTCCCCGCCGATGAACTGCGGTATTTCAACGGCGTTCTGCCTGACGGAGAGCCTGATCGCAAGCTCATGGTCATGGATATTGCATGGGGCGGCGGCGACTTCACGGCCTGCCCTATTGCTTATGTGTACGGTGATGCTGTGTTCATCCCAGACCTTGTGTTCAATAACGGCGACAAGACCGTGACTAGGCCGGAAGTTGTGGGCAAAATCATCCAGCACAAAATCAACGTGGTGCGTGGCGAAGCCAACAACGGCGGCGACGAATATTGCGACGTGGTAGACAGCCAGCTCCGGCAGCAAGGCTATCACTGCTCTGTCCGTAGCCAGCGTGCGCCAAGTGGTCAAAGCAAGCTGTCCAGAATCATCCAGTATGCGCCGGATATCAAACGGTTCTATTTCCTTGACGAAAAACACCAGTCGAAAGAGTACAAGGCATTCATGGAACAGGTGACGATGTTCACGCAGCTTGGCAAAGTTCCGCACGATGATGCGCCGGACAGTCTGGCACAGCTTGCAGATGAATTGTATAACGGAATCAGTAAAATTGAGCCTATAAAAAGGCCATTTTGAAAAAAGTGGTAACGTATAATTTAATTTATTGACTTTATATCGTTGTTTTTGGTATAATGCATGTAAGGAGTTGGCTACTCCGGCATGATGCCTGCTACACGCTTTACGGCTCTGAGCTGAATGCTTTGCAGGCGTTCTCCTTTCTGCCCAGCAATGGTTTCCACGCTCTTTCCCATTGCTGGGATATATAAGTTGCGTCCCGTGTTGGATGGGGTCTGGTTTACCCTTAAAATCTTGACTTCCAGAATAAGGCGGTTCAAATCCGTCACGCAGCACAACGATTCACTTTTGTTTTCATGGAAATTTTCCTTTTATAACCTCCAATCGTTATTCCCGGCTCTCGATGAAATGGTTTTTTGGACATTTTACCATTTCAAAGAGCAACGATGAATCAAGCCGGGTCTTTATGTTGCATTAGCTCAGTATGGCTAGAGCATTCGGCTCATAACCGGACATACATTGGTTCAAATCCATTATGCAGCACCAAAATTGCAGCCCAACATCTGTCCGACAGCAGAATGAAACAGCTGCAATGGTTTCTCTAGGCGGAGAATAGCACGGCTGGAAGTGCGAACAGTTTCCCAGCAGCTTCTAACAGGTCTGTGCTCAACAGCCTGTTTCCAGGAATATTAGGAAAGGAGCGCAGATGAAAGCAAAAGTCAGATGCAAGCATCCCCGCGAGGACGCAAACGGAAATCCGTGCGATTGCGGACGTTACCTTGGTGAAGTGGAAGGCAAGTTCTCTCTTCTGTGCCCTCTTTGCCATTGGATTACAATTGGAGATTCCAACTTTCCAAAAGATACATGGGTCTCCGTACCAAAGTTCAAAAACTGAATAGCTTTTGAAGCGCAGTTGTAAGCGCAGTGAGATAGACCTTAACAGGTTTGTCTTGCTGCGCTTTTTATTTTGCCGGAAAGGAGGAAAACATGGCTGAGTATCAGACGGTTGTTGGTGGCTTTTTGAATGAGCCGCTAACCGGACGTAGACCGATTGAAACGCCGGAAACGGAAATCAATCGGGCAAACGTGCTGAAAGTGGTCATGGGCAAAGCAGAGCCTATTCATTTGCTGAATAAGAACGAGATTCGCTTTCTGCATAACTACTACTTGGGTAGCCAGCCTGTCCTCCATCGCACGAAAGAATATCACGCTGAAATCACCAATCGCATTGTAGAGAACCACGCCAACGAGTGCGTGGGCTTTTACACCGGTTACATGAGTGGCACTCCCTGCTCTTATGTGCGGTCTGAAACGGCAACAGGTGACGGTGAGGAAATCGCCCGCCTGTCCAACGCCTTGCAGTATGAGGGCAAGGATGCACTTGATCGGCGGCTATGGCAGTGGATGCTGGAGTGCGGACAGGGATACCGCATTGTCCTTCCTGATAAAGGGTATAACGGCAATTACCCGGACGAAACGCCCTTGCTGGTGGACGTTCCCGACCCGGATATGGCGTATGTGATTTACAACTCCAGCATCGGCCACAAGCCCATCGCCAATGTTCTGCACATCCCACGCAATTATCAGAATGACCTGAACGACCTGATTTGCGTGTATACGCCAAACCAGTACTTTGAAATCGACAACGGCAAGGTTACAAAGTCTGAGAACCACTCCCTTGGAATGCTGCCGATGGTCGAATACAAGCTGAACCCTGAGCGGATGGGTCTGTTTGAACCGGCTATTCCCGTGCTGGATGCCATCAACGACCTTGAAAGCAACCGTTTGGACGGCGTGGCGCAGTTCATCCAGTCCATCATGGTGTTTACCAACTGCCTTGTGGACGAAAACGCTCTAAAGCAGGTCAAGGAATTGGGCGCAATGTGCCTGAAATCCACTTCTGGCCTGCCCGCTTCTGTCTCGCAGATTGCAAACGAGCTTGACCAGCAGCAGAGTCAGACTTTGCTTGATTCCATGTTGAACGTGTACCGCAGTCTGACTGCTATGCCTAGTGCTACTGGCAGCGAGAACGCAACGTCCGACAACGTGGGCGCAGTTATTGTCCGCAACGGCTGGAATCACACAGAAGCAAGAGCACAGCAGTACGAAAATATGTTCAAGTATGCTGAGCGTCAGAGCCTGTCTGTGATGCTCAAAATCCTGCGTGACACGGCTGGTTCTAAGCTGATGGCAAGTGACATCAACATCAAACTGCCCCGCCGCCAGTACGACAACCAGCAGAGCAAGGTTCAGATTTTCGCACAGATGATTCAGCAGCCGATTGACCCGCAGTTGGCGTTCACTACGCCCGGTCTGTTCCCTGACCCGCAGGCTGCTTATGAGATGAGCAAGCCTTTCCTGATTGCCGCTGGCAAGCTGGGCGAGGATGGGAAGGCACCGAAGCCACAGAAACAAATGGCAGACCATATTGTTGACACCAACAATATGGTCAATGAACAGGCTGACGCAAAGAACGGAGGAGAAAAATGAATTTTGCAAGTGCTTTGTTTGCTCTTAAACGAGGGCGCAAAATTAAGCGTCATCATTGGATTGGTTATTGGTGCTTGGGGTCTAAAGATTCTGAGAAACCTTATGTCGAGATGCACTGCTACGATGGCAAGATTGTAAATCTTGCTGATTCAGAAGACATTTTGTACACCATGGAAAATATGGCGTGTGACGACTGGGAAATCGTTGATGAATGGAAGTAAAGGCTCTTGCCTTTGCATATTCCGGCAGGGAAGCCGGGATACAAATTTCGCAGCGTTGCAGGGAAGCAACGGTAAAAAAACGCAGGAGGAAATTAACGATATGAAACTCAATGTGTTGCTTGGTGATGCCTACAAAGAGGGCATGACCGCCGATGAAATCATTTCTGCGCTTGAAAAGGTTGCAGACCCTAACGCAGAGGTTGAGAAGCTGCGTAACGCCGTGACAAAAGCCAACGGCGAAGCTGCTGAGTACAAGAAGCAGCTCAAGGCAAGGCGTACCGATGATGAGAATGCCGCACAGGAACAGGCTGACAAACTGGCAGAGATGCAGAAGCAGATTGAAGCCCTGACTGCTGACAAGGAAAACCTCGTCAAGGAAAAGACCCTTGCATCTTACCGTGAGAAGTTCGTTGCACAGGGTTATGACGCTGAACTGGCTGGCAAGGCTGCGTCTGCACTGGCTGACGGTGACATGGACAAGGTTTTTAAGTTCCAGTCGGAGTTTATGTCTGCCCACGACACCGCTTACAAGGCTTCTCTGCTAAAGGATATGCCCACGCCCCCGAGTGCGGATGGCAAGGGCGGTTCTGACAGTGAGGGCGTGGCGTTTGCTAAGAGCCTTGCACAGCAGAACGCAAATACTTCTAAGGCATCGAGTGACGCAATGAGTGCTTTCCATTAACAAGGAGGAAAACATGAAGTTTACCCGAAACACGGTCAACGGAATCAACGATACCATTCTTGCTTCCAATGACTACACTGCCATTCCCTTTACCGTGACCGAAACTGTTGCGGTTAAGGCTGGCTATCCCATGACGCTGGCGGGCAAGAAAGCTGTTGCTGCTGGCGAGACTGGTTCTAAGACCATCAACGCTGACGGCATCCTGCTGTATGACGTTGACCCGGCAGAGAACCCCAACGCTTCCCTGCTGATTCGTGGTGTTATCGACACCAAGAAGGCAGCGGCAAGTTCCAGCTTCACCTTTGACGCTGACGCAATCAAGGCACTCAAGACCGCCGTTCCCGGCATCTTCTGCCGTGACAACATCAGCGTGAACGCTTAATAGGAGGTAAAACAACATGGCACTGAATCTTAAGGAAGTCTTTGCCCCGGCTGCGATTGCCGCCTATTGGACGAACGACCCCACCAATGCGATGCCCTTTGCATCTGACGCACTGTTCCCCGCAAAGAAGAAGGCCGGTCTTGACCTGAAGTGGCTGCGTGGTCACAAGGGTGTTGGCGTTTCCCTGATGCCCAGCGCATTTGACGCAAAGGCTACGTTCCGCACCCGTGAGGGCTTCAAGTTCGACGAGACCGAGATGCCGTTCTTCCGTGAGGGCTACCATCTGGGCGAGAAAGACCGTCAGGAAATCCTGCGTGTTCTGGACAGCAACGACCCTTATGCTCGTGACGTGATGAACCGCCTGTACGATGACACCGCACAGCTTATCACTGGTGCTCGTATCGTTCCTGAGCGCATGATCTGGCAGCTGCTGGCTCCCACCAATGGCGTTCCTGGCATCACCATCAAGGCAAACGGCGTGAACTACACCTACAACTACGACCCGGACGGCACTTGGAAGTCCACCAACTACAAGGAAGTCTCTGTCGCAAAGTCTAAGTGGAACGTCGCCACTGCCACCCCCATTGCCGACCTGAATGCCGCAAAGGACGCTGTTCTGGCAAGCGTGGGCGAGGTCGTGACTGAGGTGTACATGAACACTGCTACCTTCCGCAACATGATTGCTGCGGACGAGGTGAAAAATCGGTTCATGACCGTCACCGCAAAGGCAAACGCCGTTCTGCTGGACAGCGAAGCACGGCAGATTATCGAATCTGCAACCGGTCTGAAGATTCATCTGTACGACAAGATGTTTAAGGCGGACAAGTACAGCGCAAGCGAGAAGTATCTGCCCGATGGCATGGTGGTGGTTGCTCCTTCCGGCGCTCTGGGCAGCACTTGGTACGGCACTACTCCTGAAGAAGCCGACCTGCTGTCTGGTCAGTCTGGCGCATCCGTGTCCATCGTGAACACCGGCGTTGCCATCACCACCGAGCTGACCGTTCACCCGGTCAACGCCAACGTCTATGCTTCTGAGATTGTCCTGCCGTCCTTTGAGCGCATGGACGCTGTGTACTGCATCAAGGCTTACTAAGGCGAACGGAGGAAAGCAGCATGGGAGATCAGTATTCCGAAGCGACAGTCAAACTGGGACAGTACATTGCCCCTGCACTTAACCGTGAAATCACGGACGAGGACTACCCACTCTTCGACCTGCTGCTTGATTTCGCCAAAGACAAGATATTTGCGCAGGGCTACCCATTCGGTAACAGACCGGACGAGTTGCCCTCGCAGTATCAGTCGTTGCAGATACGCATTGCAGCGGAACTGTACAACCACATCGGCGCAAACGGACAAACGAGCTATACCAACAATGGCATTACTCGTGTGTGGGAAAGTTCCGATGTGGCACAGTCCTTGTTGAATGAAGTGGTTCCGAGAGTAGGTGTTATTGCCTGATGTTCAATGGAAGTCCGCTGGATAAACGCCCGCTGTGGTATTCAAACCCGGTTGGCGAGAAAACGTCTGTCGTGGACAAACAGGGAAACGAGACTGGCGAATCCGCATACGAATCGTGGAGCGAACCCGCAAAGCTGATGCTGAACGTCAGCCCGCCTACTGGTTCTGCGGAAGCAAACCCTTTTGGAGCGTTTACGGATTACAGCTACGTTGTCAGTTCGTCCAGCAAAAAGCGAAACACACCGCTTTATGAAGGCACACACGTCTGGTTTCAGACGGACGTTTCAAAGCCGTTCAATTACACTGTGGTCAAGGTCGCAGAGCATATCACGGATACGCTGTATGCGCTGAAAGAGGTGGCCGCAAGTGAAAATTAAAGTGAGGTTGAGCGATGCCGGACTTCGTGATGCGGAACGTCAGATACAGGAGTACAAGACCACCCTGAACAAAAAGGCTAGAGCGTTTGCTTTTCGCCTTTCGTGGTTGGGGTTTGAAGTCGCAAAGGTGCGTTTCGCTAATGCGGAATACGCTGGCTCCAATGACGTGAAATGCCACATCAACCAAAAAGACAGGACTTGTATTATCGTTGCAGATGGCAAGTCAGTTGCCTTTATCGAGTTTGGCACTGGCGCACATCACAACGGATATGGCGGTGAGTTGCCGCCCGGCGTTGGTGCGCATGGTTCCTACGGCAAAGGGCAAGGTACAAACCGTAGATGGTATTACTACGGTGACCCCGGCAATGCTGGCACACCTGTCAAACAGGTGGATGGCAAAGGCCAGTTGAATTACACCGATGGCAACGAGCCAGCTATGGCTATGTGGGGAGCGGTTGAGGAAATGGCTTCTCAAGTCGAAGCAACGTGGAGGGAGGTTTGGAATAGTTGATCGATTATTTCAATTCTATCTTCACGGCTGTTGCTAAGGAGCTGCGAAAGCAAGTGCCCGGCGTCTTCGTCACTGGTGAAATCAATGATAGCAACGTCAAAAAGTTTCCGTGTGTGCAGATAGAGGAAAACAGTAATCTGCCTGTGCACATTGATTCTGCTGGTCACAGCAAATACGCTGCCGTTTCCTTGCGTGTTCGTGTTTACTCCAACAAAGACACCGGACGCATTGCAGAAGCACGTTCCATCGTTGGAATCGTGGATTCTGTTCTTGAACCGCTTAAATTTTATCGCAAGTCGTTTGCCCCGTTGAATGGGCTGTACAACAATTCCGTCTATCGGATTGATTGCAGCTATGGGGCAACAATCGGAGAGGACGGAATGATTTACCGAAACTAAGGAGGTAAACATTCTATGAGTACTGCTATCTCCGGTCTGAATACCACCCTGTATTGTGGCGACAGTGCAACCGCTCTGACGAAGCTGTGCGACATCAAGGATGTGCCCGACCTGATCTCCGAGCCTAACCTTCTGGATGCCACCACCCTGTCTGACCCTATGCAGGTCAACATCTTCGGCATTATCCAGAGCGACACCAAGTCTTTCACTGCCAACTACAACAAGACTGACTACAAGAAGGTCAAGGAAGCTGGCTACGATGAGACTTCCGAGAGCAACACCGTGAAGTATTACGCCCTGAAGATGCAGGACGGCTCCGGCTTCACGTGGCAGGGTATGCATCAGGTTGGCTTGTCCGGCTTTGGCGTGGATGAGGTTGTGGAAATGACCATCAACTGCATCTTCACCAAGAAGCCTGAGTTCAGCGAGACCCTGACTGTCACTGGCGGCTAAACCGCAAAAATCGAATTAATCAAACCGGGCAGAACTGAACAACGGATTTGGTTCTGCCCCTATTTATAAAGGAGAGCATTTATTATGGCTGCTAAGGTTATCAACTTTCATTCCCCCGATGGCAAGAACACTTATGAGCTGACCTTCACCCGTGACAGCGTGGAAGCCACCGAGCGTGCAGGCTTTCAGATTGGCCAGTACACTCAGATGACCAATCTGCTGTCCAATTCCCGTGCCCTGTTCTACGGTGCTTTTATTGCACGGAACAAGGGTATCAAGCGCAAGGTCGTTGACGAGATGTTCCAGCACATTGAGGATAAGGAAGACCTGATGGGCGTTCTGCTTGAGATGTTCATGGACGCTTCCAAGTCTCTGCTGGCAACTGACACTGAGGACAAGACCGCAAAAAACGCAACGTGGGAGATTGTGTAACCGCACAATCTCAGGATGCAGGCGGAGAGGGAGAACCATTCTCTTTCTCCAAGTTGTTCCACGATGTAGAAGCCTATTACATCTCCATCGGCATGACCTACGACCAGTTCTGGTACGGCGATGTCTGGCTGGCAAAGGTCTACCGTGACACAGAGGAACTGCGGGAACGCAGAGCCAATGCTGAAGCGTGGAGAAACGGCTTTTACATGGCATCTGCGCTTTCCTCTACGGTTGGCAATATGTTCCGAAAGAAAGGGTCTAGCCCCATCAAGTACATGGATAGACCGATTCCCCTTACCCAAAAGGAGAAAGACGAGTATGAATACCAACGCGCAGTTGAGGCGCAGGAACGAATCAAGAGAATGATGTTTTCTATGATGGAAAGTGATGGTGGTAGTGATGGCTGATGTTGATATTACGAGCTTATCCGTAGAGATTTCTGCGGAATCGCAGGGCGCAGAGCTTAATATCGACAAGCTCACTGCCGCCATTTCTAATTTGCGGACAAAAGGCAACGTGGCAAAGGTTGTGAACAGCCTTGACAGGCTGGCCGGTTCCATTGCAGCGCTGAAACAGGCATCCGCTGGAATGTCTGGTCTGGACAAAATCACCAGCTTTCTAAATGGGCTTTCCAACGTCAACACGACTGCAAGCGCAAAGAGCATCAACACGGTCGTGAATGCAATCAAGAAGATTCCTGCGGCTGTGTCTGGCTTGAACGGCGTGGACTTTTACTCCATGTCTGGAAGCATTACTCAGCTTACTAACGCTTTGGCTCCACTGTCCATTTTGGACGCATCGAGCCTTAAAGCTCTTGGCAGTGCTTTCAATGCAATCGGAAAGGTTCCTGACCTAACCGACAAGCTGAAAGCGACAGACCTTGATTCTTTTGCAAGCTCTTGTCAGAAGATTTCCGCCGCCCTCACTCCTCTTGCATCTCAGCTTGACAAGGTGGGCAACGCCTTTGCAAAGCTCCCTCCGCAGTTGAGCAAAGTTGTGACACAGGCGAACCGTGTGACCGCAGCCAACGAAAAGCAGCGCAAGAGCTATCTTAGCCTGTCCAATCAGATGAACGGCTTTATGCGAAACATGGCAAAGCTGGTTTCGCTGAAAGCCGTTGCTGAGTATCTTGGCAACGCTGTTGCGAAGTTTAACGACTTCTATGAAGCGACAGACCTGTTTCATAATGCTATGGGCAATCTGAGCGGTGAAGCCGATACGCTCATTAGCAAGATGCAGGGCTTGCTTGGCGTTGACCCGACCAAAGCGATGACCTACATGGCTACCATTCAGAGCTTGGGTACTTCGTTTGGTCTGGCCAGCGACAAAGCATACGTTCTGTCCAAGAACCTGACTCAGCTTGCTTATGACGAAGGTTCCTATTGGAACAAGGACGTTGCAGAGACCTTTACCGCAATGTCCTCCGCAATCTCTGGCGAGATTGAGCCTATTCGCCGTTTGGGCATTGACCTGACTCAGGCACGCTTACAGCAGGAGCTTCTTGCTTTGGGTTTTAACAAGCAGGTTTCTAGTCTGTCTCAGGCAGATAAGGCGGTTCTGCGTTACATTGCCATTATGAAGCAGACTGCCAACGTACAGGGCAACCTTGCACAGACCATCCAAAGCCCTGCGAACCAGATCAAAATTCTGAAAGCGCAGCTGGATATGTTGGCGAAGTCTGTTGGCTCTCTGCTCTACCCTGCCCTGAAATCCATTCTTCCCCCGCTGATTGCCGCCGTACAGCTCATTCGAGAGTTCGTTGAGTGGGTGGCAAAGCTGATGGGTGTTAAGGTCGTGTTCACTGATTTCACTAAGAGCGCTGACAGTGTTGGCGGCATCAGCGACGCAATGGACGAAACAACCGATTCGACAAAGAAAGCCGCCAAAGCCCTCAAGGACTACACGATGGGCTTTGATGAACTGAACATCATTGACCCAACGCAGGGAAGCTCCGGCTCTGGCGGCGGCGCATCTGCTGGCAATATCTTGGGCGATGTAGACCTGTCCGGCTACGATATGTTCAAGAACTATGTCGGCAACGCTGTGGATGAAATCAAGGAAAAGCTACGCAAACTTGCTCCTATTGTTGCTGCTATCGGCGCCGGTTTTGCCGCATGGGCTATCGGGAATGCGCTTCTTACTGCGTTGAAAGACACTCATGATTGGGCATACAAGCTCGGGAAAATCGTTGGTGGTCTTAATCCAGAGCTATTTCTAGTAGCCGGGACGGTCGCCCTTATCGTTGGTCGATTTGTTCAACTTTATCAAAACAGCGAAAATTTCCGGCAAGGTTTAGCCCGTATCAAAGATTTGATTTACCTTGCGGGTCTTGGGTTTACGCAAGGCTGGAATATTTCTTTGACCGATGGGAAACTTGGCGAGTCTATCAAATGGCTAAAAGAAGCCCTTTCTAATCTCGGTCAAGCGATTTGGAATTTGATTCCTGAGGGATGGCAGGAGAAAATCTCTACTGCATTCGAGACAATTCAAAAAGTCGTCAAAGACCTTGACCTCGATTTGGGCGATTTGGTCATGACACTTATCGGAATCGGTTTGACTATTAGCGGGCATCCCGTTGCTGGCCTTGCAGTTCTTGGCTTCGAAGCTATCTCTGTCGCCGTGCGTGGTCTTGGCAGCGAAAGCGAAGCAGAAGCATTTCAGCTGAAATCCGATTGGCACGATGCTTTCGTAAATTTCGGCACGATTGCGGCCGAAACAGTAGCAGACATCATAACTGCTCTCGGAAATCTTATCAATGATTTTGCAATTCTTATCGGATGGATTGAAAATGGCGTTTCTGAAACGGAAATGCTCGACATCCAGATGAATGGAAATTTTCTTGAAGGTGCAATCGCGTCTCTTGCGCAAGTTATCCACGACATGGGCGTGTTCATTGGATGGATTATTAAAGGCGTAGACGAATCAGACCGCCTTGCCATCGCCGCCAATGGAAACTTTGCGGAAAAATTTGTTCTCTTGATTGCTGATGTAATCAATGGAATCAAAGACGCTGTAACGTGGTTTGGAAAACTGATTGATAAAGTTTCTAAGTTTAATCCGTTAAGCGTTGGCAAAAACATTATTGATGGCATCACAAAGGGCATTACAGGAAACACCAATGTTTCAAACGACGCGGCTAAACAGCTCACGGATGGAATTAAGAAAACTGCTCAAGATGAGCTTGATATCCACTCCCCGTCTAAGTGGTTCGAGCAAATCGGCGTTTATGTTGACCAGGGCCTTGCAAACGGCATCACCGCCGCTCAAGGCTATGTTGATGCAGCCATGCAAGGGGTCATCAATGGTGCGACCAATGCTGGAAACCAGTTCATCGAACGGGGCAAGCAGACTGGTATTGGCTTTGTGAACAACCTTGACCAGACTCTCACCAGCACTTGGCAGCAGCTCGATGCCAATTTGCAGAATGATTTTTTTGGCACCATTCAGAACCTTTGGGAAGCCGCTCAGAGTGGCGATGTGAAGACCATCGGTACGACGATTGCTGCCGTGTTGTGGCACGCAATGGGCGAAGAGCAGCGCACTCAAATCAAGACGATCGCAACCAATATGATTACCGACCTGAGCACGCAGCTGACTAATGCGCTGTCTACGTTGTCCGCACAGGCGTATCAGATTGGCGGCGAGCTTCTGAACGGCATTACCTCGAAATTCGGCGAGATTTTGCAGAAAACCAAACAGCTTGGCGGTTTCCTCAGCTCAACGTTCCAGGCCGTAAGAGGGCCGTTGAAATCTGTCGCTACGGCAATTAGCGCGGCTCTTTCTGGCGGGCTTGCAAGCGCTTTCCCGACCATCTATGCGTCTATGGGCACTCTGATTTCTACCATTGGCGCATCGTTCGTGGCGATGCTTAACGCCATCGGCGCGGCTTTGTCTGCTACTATTTTCGGCATTCCCGCAGGACTGGTTGCTCTGGGTGCTGCGGCTGTCCTGGCTGCTTCCATTGCTGGCATCGTTGGTGGCATGGGCGGCAAAAAGAGCTCTTCCAGTAGCTCCTATGGCTCTACTGGCTACGATGAATCCGACTTGGGGCAGATTGATTACAGCAACGTTCCTGGCACATCTCAGTACAACGATGTGAACAGTGGCGTGCAGAGCAGCTATGCAGCCAGTACCAAACAGATTAGCGCTGAAGAAATCCGTGAAGCTGTGTACAACGGCGCTTATAACGCACTGTTAGATTATAAACAGCGCTACGGCAAAGAAGATAAGAACAATATCATCAAGCTGTTTATTGATGGCAAGCAGGTCACTGCCGCAGTCGAAAAGACGCAGAGTGACCGTGGACGCACCATCATGGGCAACGAAGCATACAGTTATTAAGGAGGTGGCTCACTTTGGCAATTCCGGCGCTCATTACGATTGACGGCAGAGAAATGCCGGAGCCGTCTTCTTATGAAGCGACGACCAGCACGATCGTTGACTCTGGCCGTAATGTGCAGGGTAAGGTGGTCGGCTCCGTTGTTCGGCATGACGTGGCGAAAGTTTCCGTGAAATGGAACTACCTTACCGCCGAACAATGGGCCGCTGCCATTGGCCCCTTCACTACCAAGTTTTATTGCTCCGTTCGATTTTTGAACCAGGCCACGAACGCATACGAGACGCGGCAGATGTATGTTTCTGATCGAACGGCTGGTATGTGGCGTAGAGGGCCTAAAACCGGCAAGATAATGGGCTGGACTAATTGCGCACTTGCGCTTGTGGAGGTTTGATGTATGGAACATCCATCTCAAGCATGGCTTGATAAGTTCAACGATACTCTTGTGCCGGAAGAGTTTGTTGAGATTTCTTACAATAGCACCGAACCAGGCGTTCAAGAGGATGCCACCGCAAGCGCAACTGCACAGGTTCCTTTTGGTAATATCGAAAATACCACGAAGGAACTTGACCGTGTATTGACGAAATATGCAACAGGGGAAACAAATCTGCACGTTCTGGACGGCAGTTTCAGATTGTTGCCGGATTCTGTCCCCTACGCAGATGCCGGTTTTATCAGTCAGACGCTCGTGAGCGATTCCAGGCACCCGCGCATTATTCTTTCGTTCGGCAGCGTGCACACACGCGCCGTTCCTGGCTTGACGGTCGTTTGGTCGTCCATGATGAACGAATGGGCAGCTAAATTCAAGCTCACGGCTTATAAGGGAACCGCCGTTGTGAGTACCATCACTGTATCGAACAACAGAAGTGTTTATTCTGAGACCGAATGGGAAATTTACGGTTACGACTCCATTGCCATTGACATTCTGGAATGGAGCATTCCAAATCGTCGTGCTCGCATTGAATGGATCATGGTCGGCCTTCACAAGGTATATAGCAAAAAAGACCTTGTTTCGTACACGCACACATCCAGCCGAGACCCGATCTCGGCGCAGCTTCCTAAAGACAGCATCGAATTCTCTTTGGACAACAGCCAAAAAACGTGGGATGCTATCAACCCTCGCGGCATGTTTCGATATCTGTATGAACGGCAGGAAGTGGACGTCCGTTATGGCATGGATGTGGATGGAGAAACGCAATGGATTAATGGCGGCAAATTCTATCTTTCGGAATGGAGCGTCCCTTCTAATGGCCTGGAAGCGTCTTTCACGGCTCGTGATGCCCTTGAGTTCATGATGACCTCAAACTACACGGGTCGAAAGACGGGCACGCTTTATCAGATGTGCTACGACGCACTGGAGACGTTGCCCTCTAATGTTCCTTCGTTCTACATTTCCGAAGAGCTAAAAGAATACAGCGCCGATATTTCTTCCGAAAAAACTTCGTACAAGAACTCAGACATCCTGCAATTGGCCGCAAACGCAGCGGGTATGGCTTTGTACCAGACGCGAGATGGTCACATTCGTATCGAGCGAGTCAACTTGACCGCAGAAGAGGGAACTGAAGTATACGAGATTCCAGTTATCAATAACTTCCAGTGGCCTGAAATCTCTTTTGCGTCCCGCGTCAAGAATGTGTCTTGCAACGTTAATGGCAAAGAGCATCTGTACCCGGAAGGCTCTAACGCGGAAGGCGTCACCCAGACCGTCAGCAACGAGCTGCTGACCGAAGCAATGCTTGTCAAGAGCAAGAACTCCATCACTGAAGCTTATGCTATGCTAGCAAACCGCAAAAAGGTCGAACTTGAGTATCGCGCCAGCCCGCACATCGATGCATTTGACCACGTAAAATTCAATCACAACTTTGGCTACGCATCCAGCGTCTTCGTAACGGAAAGCAAATACCAGTATACGGGCTGTTTCAAAGGCACGATTTCCGGCTATGTCCTGGCAGACGTTTCGTCCGTGTCTTTGTCCTCGTCTTCTCTGTCGTTGATTTACAATGAGCCAAAGGTGTTGACCGCAGAACTTCTGCCTTATGACCCCGACTTGCCTACTGTCAGCTGGCGCGCTTCGCCGGAAGGAATCGTCACGCTTCGCGTTCTTACAAACGAATCCGGCAAATCCACCTGTGAGGTCAAGTACAATCGCAAGGGAAATGCTACCGTTTCGGCATACGTTGGCTCTGTCAGCTCGTCAATCCCGGTCGTCAACAACTCTCCTTCTTTGTACTTGAGCACACGCGCTCTTGGCGTTCGTTGGGGCGCTCCGCAGGATATCACCGCAACGTTTGTACCTAATAACTACGGGGCTCCTGAAATCAACTGGTCTGCGTCTCCTTCTGACGTTGTTCGGCTGGATATCGTAGCCAAGAGCAACGGTTCTTCGACCTGTCGCGTGACCTGGCTCAAAAAAGGTAGCGCAACAATTACCGTTACCGCTGCTGAGGAAAAGGCAATCTGTTCTGTCGTTGCAAGCCCTGCTACAATTGGCTCTCTTCCCATCGGAACAACACTTTATATCAAAGAAAGCAATCAAAGAACCGCATTTGTTCTTGCAAAGCATGATTATGAAGAAGCTTCTTCTAAGTGGCCAACATTCCCCGGAAACGGAAAAGGCCTTTCTTTGCTCGCTCGTTCTTCCAAGACTGTACTTTCGCATGTGTGGAGCACCAAAAGTGCTTCCTATGATAGTCGTTTTACCAATATATATTCCGGTAGCACTATTGACGAGTGGTTGAACGGCGAATATTTCAGAACGCTCGACTCTAGTATTTCCAGTAAAATCAAGAATACAAACATCCGAGTCTCTCCTGGCCCTCAAACTTATAAAGACGATGACGGCAATTCTCATACGACTGATGGCTCTGCGGTCACTTGGATATCTCGCAAAGTTTTTCTCTTGTCTGCAACAGAACTTGGCATGAGCTCTAGCGTTTCTGGCATTACTAAGGAGGGCACGGCTTTGCCGAATTGCAGTGAAATGCTTTACAACATTATCGGAAGTTCTAATTATGCATGGACTCGCTCAAGATGTTTTGATGCAACGCCATTCGCTTATCCAGAATTTTTCAAGTATAACAGTTCTGCTGTTGTTTCTCCGTCCAAGTCTAATAATAGCTATTATACATATACGACAATTTCTGATGTCACAAAAAAGT